GACTTCGTAATACATGCGATATTCTCTTAGATATCTCTAGAGTATATGATGATATTGTAGCCAAAGATAATGAAATGGGTACAAATACATCAAATGCTCTTCTTGAACTTCTTGCTGGTAAAACTCGTAGTAATATTCTTGCATCAATTCTTTAGAATCCAGATTTATTGGAGCAAGCATACGAAACGTCAAAGAATTCTCAAGGCGTTGGTCAACGTGAGTTAGATATCTATCTTGATTCTATTGAAGCAAAGACGACGTAGCTACAAAATAGAGTCCAAGAATTAATTTCTACGGCTATTAGTTCTGATTCTATAAAAATTGTTGTTAGTGGACTAACCAAGATACTAGAATTAGTTAATTTAATCGTAAAAACAGCTGGAACTCTCCCAACCATTATTGGTACTATTTCTGCTGTTCTTATGCAAAAGAATGGACTTGGATTATTTGGTTTTAGTTCTAAAGATGGATTCTCAACTATTTTTGATAGTTTTAAAAAGAGCGCCCAGAAAACAATGGTTGAGGTATCTACTAATGCATCTGATATTTTTGCTAAAGTAGGTAAAAATATTTCATAGGAAGCCATCGAAAATGGACTTGTAAACTGGGAAGGATTCTTTAAGAAACATAATATCACCGATAAGATGATGAAGTCATTCTTATAGGATGATTCAATTCCAGTTAAGAATATTGAAAACTATGTAAAATATGCCGGCGAAGCATAGACTGCAACAACTGGGTTTAGTTCTGCGCTGAATGTATTGAAAACTGGTTTTGCTGGATTAACTTCTACTTTGTTGTCTACGATTGCAATTACGGTTGCGCTAAATTTGGCATTTAAAGGAATTCAGTTTATTTTAGACAACACCTTACTTAAATAGCAAAAGCTTATTGAAAATGGCAAAGAAGCTGCGGATAATATTAATGATATAGTATCAAAATTAAATGATAAGAAAGACGCAGTAGTTCAAATTGGTGTTGAAATTGCGCCAGAAGGCGAAGCTATCAAGACTCTTGAAGATTCTGTTGATTAGATTGCGGAAAAATATTCTAAATATCATAGAGGCGTTAACTAGTCAACTAATGAGAGGGCAAGTTTATCTACGGAAGAATACGAAGAATACCTTAATATTTGCAATTAGCTTGCAGATTAGTTCCCATCATTGGTCAAAGGGTATGATAATTAGGGTAATGCTATTCTAAATCTTAGCAATAGTGCATCAGAAGCAGAAGCATCATTATTAAGAATGTATGAGGCCGAGAAGCTTGCGGCAAATGTTGGAATAGGTGAAAACGCATAGGCAAATTATGATGGAATAATTGCACAGATAACTAGATATACGAATGAAAGAGAGTCTTTATAGAATCAATTAGATTAGCTGAATAAAAAATAGTCGGATGTTTCAAGTATTAAGCGTAATGGCGAAAACAACAAATTATTGTCTATTAATGGTTCTGCAATTACTGTTGAAAGTTATACGAAAGAACTAGAAGATGCATTAATAGATGTTTTGGGTAGATATGGAGTGTCTTTAAGCAATGACACATCCCCAAATAAAGGTGAAGCCTTTACTTTTCCAACTTTAGGTGGTCTAGAATATCTTGAGGAGAAGACATTACAAGAGATTCAAGAATAGGTTTATAGTATAATAGAATCTTCTGTTAATGCTTCTGGTAATGCAATAGCATCTGATATTAAAGAGATATAGAATCAAATATCCGCTAATGATATTTTTGTTAAAGATTAGTCGAAATCAATAAGAGATATTATAGGTAATTATCTGTCCACATCAGATATATTTGGCGCATAGAATGACGCTATCCAAAGCGCAATTTTATCAAATCTCGATAGTCTTGATTTAGATGTTATTACGAAAAAATATGAGGGATAGATTGTCCCATATATTTATGGAGAATTAATACGAACTATCAATGATTTATCCGATGATTCAAAAGAGGCTATAAATGGACTATTTGAGATAGATACAAGCAAGATTAGCGCAAGTAAATTCCAAATGTAGGTCGAAGAGGTGCTTTAGGGTATCTTTGGTCATGGAGACGAATATAAAACATGGCTTGATCTATATGGATTTGGCGATATATTCGAAGAGATAAAATCTGCATAGACCGATGTAATTGGTGAACTCGGTGATAAGATTGATTATGAAGAATTCTATGGGTTATCTCTGGATGATCTTCGTATTTATGCTGATTTGGTTAAGGAAGGTGCTTATAAAACATGGGATGGATTGAAGGCGGCGTTCGAGGATGCCAAATCAACCAAGCCTATAGAATCAACCGATACTCTTTCCGATCTTTTCGGAGATGAATCTTATAAAGACTCCGCATCAGAATATGAATCAAAGCTCTCCTCTCTTGCTGGTGCGCTTGAGACTCTTCGCAACGAAGGTAGCCTCACCGCCGAAGAAATGGTCAAGCTTCAGAATACATTCCCAGATTTAACTGAGTTTACAACCGAATCTATATCTGCTGCCGCATTTAAAGAACTTGACGAATGGATTCAAAAGATTCGCGAAGGCATGGAAGGCATGTCTGAAGAAGGCAAAGAATAGACTAGAACTCTGATTCAAAATATGATTGATTAGTATGGAGATTTGAGTGTATCAATTGATACTTTAAGAGCCAAATATGTCGAAGGGTCTGGAGTTAAAGGTAAATAGTTTAAAGACGAAGTAGCTTCAGAATTTGACGCATAGGTTGAAGGTTTGCGTTCTCGCCTTGCGGCAGGAGGAGAAGAACTTAATACAACCATTCTCTATAGTCTGATGATGCAGGATGAGTTTTCTGGTGATGCGGATTAGATTTTTGCGAAGTATAATGAATTAAAAGTTATCTGGGATCTCGTTCTTGGCAAATCCGAAATTGAAAAGTAGATTGAGCGTGAATAGAATAGACTCTAGACTTAGTCCTCTGCTCGTTCATTAAAAGAAGCAAGTGGACAAACCATATCTCCAGAAGACTATCGTGATGAATATGAAACTTCAAAGAGAATAGAACGGCTAAGACGTAGCGCATTAAAAAATGCTAATGATAGGTTGTCTGGAATTGATGACAAGTCTTCGGATGAATATAAAGCTGCGTAGCAAGAAGTCCTTGCTGCCGAGAAGGCATACAACGAATCGCAAGTTGAATCTCTTCAAATACAAAAGGAATCAATTGAAGCAAACACAAATGCTGCTAAAAATGAATTAGCCAAACAAGAAAATGCCGTAACTTAGGCTGAAAATGCTATAGCAGAAGCAGAAGCTATAGTGGGCGAGGGTATGGCAGACTAGTCGTTATATGATAATTTGGCGAAAGCATATGCTATGCGCGCCACTGCTCAATTAGCATTATCAGGTGAGTGGCAAAAACTTGCCGATAATTATGCAGAGAGTAATCCGGAATGGGCATAGGAATGGCTTGCTAATGCTCTTTCCGCCGCATCTTCTGCCACTTCAGATGAGCAATCTGCTAAGTAGAATGATAATATTGAATATCAATAGAATATCAACGCTCTTTAGGAGAAAGCAACGTAGCTTCAACGTAATCTTACGGTGGCAGAATAGAAACATCAAAAAGCCAGTAAGCAAACGTATCGTGATTTAATTAGTAATGCTCGTGAGCAAATTTCAAACCTTAAAAAAGAGCAAGAATCAGTCAAAGACAATGCATCGGCATGGCGTGATTATCAAGATCAAATTGATTCGTTGAGCGATTCGATTTATGATTGGTCTTCTACTATGGATACTCTTGTCTATGATTAGGCTACCCAACTTGCAAGTACTATTTCTACTGCCCTATCTGAATCAATGTCTGAAACCGGATTGTCAACTGAAACAATTAATGCTCTTCTATCTGGATTTTCAGATTTAACTGGCAAGAATTTCGATGTATCTGATGCGTTTTACAATACCGCTGATGGCGTTAAAATTAATACTCAAGCGTTACAAGAATTAACCGAAGCAGAATTTGAATTACAAGCAGTTAACTTAAAGTCCGAGATTGATGCCACGCAAGCAGCTCTCAATAAAAATCCAGGCAATTCTGCTCTTCAACAAAAGCTTGAATCACTTTTATAGACGTAGTCACAGTATTTTGCTCAATATGAATAGATGTAGAAAGCATTATCTCATCAGAATATGATGGATCTTGCTGAAGGAACTGCAAATGCTGGTGCAAATTATGATGCTAATTATACTAGATATAAGAATTATAAAGAAGCATATAATAAAGGATTAGTTGGCACAGACGATTTCAAGGAATGGACTGCTTATGCTGACGAATGGGGGCGTAGTACATATGAGGCATACGAGGCCGCAAAGGCTAAATTGGATCGTTATTTCACCGAGGACGGCGATGTCGGTACTGATAATTTCTTACAAGATTTAAAGAAGTATGATTATGCTTCATAGGATGCTGATGGATACTGGACAATTAAAGTCGATGATATGAATGAGGCTGCTCATAAACTTGGTATGGGCGTTGAATTCTTTGGCGACATGATGGGCAAACTCGAAGAGTATGATTTTACTCTTGATTTTGTTGGGTCTGAAACCGAACGGCAACTTAAGGTATCTGGGTTACAAGGCGATTTAGAATAGCAGATGCAGATTTATAATGACATGCTTGCTAATGGTGGCACAACAGAAGAACTCGAAAAATAGCTTGAAGTTATAAATGAAATCGCAGAGCGCATAGACAGAGTAAACCAATATGGTAAGGATTGGTTAAATACGGATAAAGAAAATAAGCGCGAAGCTTTTGCTAACCTTGGCGATACATTGACTTAGCTTTAGGAAACCTATCAGAAAGAAGGAACAAGCAAAGAAGCAAAGAAAGCCTTAATTGACTAGGCTAAAAAAGACGCAAGAACATATGGATATACATTAAACGAAGAATTGGCAGACCAAGGTATATTCTAGCTATCAGATGAATCACAGAAAGATTATGAATCTCGATTTAAAAAAGGCACCGTTAAAGAATCATTAACTGCCGAAGAGATGGGGATTTCGGAAGAAGATACGGAAAAATACAAGAACCTTATTGATTAGCTTAAAGATAGGTATGGAAAGGATGGACATCTTGGCGAATTACTCAATAGTATTCATAGGATGTCCGCAGATGAATTAAAAGCAATTGGTCATGCGGATGGCGAGTGGTCTGCGGGAGAAAAACCATTAGAATAGATTTGCGATCTTCTTAATGTTGGTTATGAAGATGCTAATCTATTAGTTGACGCACTCAGTGCCATGGGATTAATTAAATTTCCTGGCGTTGCGGAACTACCATAGGAATTAGCAAATGGCAAATCTCAACTTGAAGAAATTCTTCAATCGCTTAAAAAAGAATCTGGCGATGAATACTAGATAAATCTTGAACCAGATTATAATAGTATGACCAAAGATGAGCTCCAGACTTAGATTAGTGAAATTGGCGAATTGAAGGCGCAGATTTCTCCAGATGATACAGAGGTATAGGAGTACCTCGACAAGCTTGAAAAAGACGCAACTATTCAATTAGATATACAAACTAAAATTGAAAATCAAGAAGCAACTGAAGCTTAGTTAAGAGAATGGGCATAGGCTGGAGATCGCTAGTCCATCGCAAGAACATTTGGAGTCGATGTAGATAGTTCTGAAGTTGATGAGTATATTCAATAGATTTAGAATCTGCCATCAAAATACGATTTGGCTATACATATAGATGACACATAGTTCCAAACCATGATTGAGGCAATTACTGGTAAAGACTATGATGTTTATATGGACATTAAAGGCAGAGACAAAGTTTCTTCACTTGTTGGAAAAATTAGACAGAAGTTAGAAAGCAATCCAATTACACAACCTATTGTTTAGAAGGTACAAAGTTTTGGAGAAAAAATCAAACAAAAGATAGGTATTGATAATAGTGATGCCAAAGAAGCGGTAAATGAAACATCACAATAGGTATCTGGATTAAATAAAACATCCGGCACTGCAAAAGTTACAGTTAATAATACTGCGGCTCTTGATAAAATTAATTAGGTAAGAGGGCAATTATCTTCGTTAAGTGGCGTGGTTGCAACTCCTAGAATTAATGTAATTACAGACGGCGCTACAACTATAATTGATAATATCCGATAGGCGATTCAGAGATTATAGGATAAAACAGTAACGCTTACAACGAAGAAAGTAACGATTAATGAAGGTGGGAGTGCGATTGGTACTGCACACGCACTTGGCAGTGCTTATGCAAATGGAAAAGATTGGACTGTTGGTAAGAATGAATCTGCTCTTGTGAACGAGATAGGCTAGGAATCCCGGGTTCGTGATGGAGTTTGGGAATTGATTCCTGGTGGGCCTCACGTTGAAGACTTGCGTAAAGATGATATTATTTTCAATGCAGAGTAGACGGCAGATTTAATCCGCACAGGGAAAACCGCTCGTTCTGGAAGATTAGTTGCCCACGCTAGTGGAACCACCAATGGTATGTCTGCATATAAAGGCGGTGGAGGCGGTGGAAAAAAGAAAAAGAACACAAGCGCTTCCAAAAATCAATCTAGCGGTGGTGGGAAGAGTGGATCTACCGGTAAGGGTAAATCTGGAAGTTCAGATAAGAAGAATGCATTCGAAAAGTGGGTTGAAAAACTATTTGACTGGATTGAAGTAAGGTTGGATAGAATTCAACGCAAGATAGACAATGCTACTAAAAAGGCGGAAAATGCCGTTGGATATCTAGAAAAGAATGCTTCGATCAGTATAGCGATGGCTGAGACCAGAAATCTAATTGCAAATAATTAGGCTGGTGAGCAGAGGTATTATAAGCAAGCACAAGAGGTTTATAATAAAGCCACATCTGGTAAAACAAAATTATTAAGCGCCGATAAAGCCCAAAAAATTATCAATAAAATTAAAGATGGTACTATTGATATAAATGAATATAACGAAAAAGAACGTACATTCATCAAAGACTACCAGACTTGGTACGAAAAAGCGCTTGATTGTCGTGATGCGGTTTATGAGCTTTAGCAATAGCTTAAAGAATTAGCGTAGACAAAGCTTGATAATATAACTGAACAATTTGAAACTCTGGTTGACTACATTGAGGCCGTTAAAACATCTTCCGAGGCAACGGTTGAATATTATAAAACCGCTGGCAGATCTGTTAATACTGTTGATAGAGATGAACTTAATAAGCAATTAAATCGTTAGAGTGAAATAACCAAATCTTTAGAATAGGAAGCAAAAGCATATTACGAATAGCTAAAACAAATCGAAGCGGAGAATGTATTTGGTACTAATGCGAGTGGCACTGATGATAAAGAATCAAATGAATATAAAGCTGCTAAAACTAAGCTTGAAGAGATAAATAAATCATTAATAGAATCTCAAACTGCGGAACTTGAGTTATAGCATACAATATATGATCTTGATTCCACGATTCGTGGGTACTTTATTACCCGTGTTAAATCATTCGTTGATAAATTGGGTGCGGTAGCATCTCTTCTTGAAAAGCGCGGTACTACCGCTGTATATGGTGTCTCTACTAAGCAAAGTGAAGCCCCATATATGGAATAGACAGAATATAACAATGAGTTAATTCTTAAGTACTATGAAGATATTAAAGACAAACAAAAAGAAATCGCTAAATTCGGATATGAAGTAAATAGCGAAGCTTATGAAGAGTTATATGGAAAGATTACAGAAGATGAGTCTGCTATTTTATCTCTCTTATCTGCTAACGAAGACCTTAAAGATTCAATTCGGACTCTTCGTTGGAAGCCATATCAAGAGTTAAATGATTAGCTTGACAAGATTACTTCCGATCTTAATCATATTAACAGTTTTATCAGAGACGGCGAAATTTTCGATGAAGACGGTTAGGTTACTGAACGTGGATATGCGTAGATTGCATTAATTGCCGAATAGATGGATGTCGCAGAAAAGAAGATACGTAATGCGGAAGCTGCGATGGATAAGTTGGGCGAAGAACTTGATAATCACGTTATTAGCCTAGAAGAATATAACGAAGCCATGGATGAATAGATTAATATCATTCAAGATGCTTCGGCTTCTTTATTCGATGATTAGACAAAATTAGCAGATCTCTATATTGATTAGATAACAAAAGAAAACGATATTTTATAGAATCTTATCCAAAGCCGTAAAGATGCATTAAGCGCAAAGAAAGAATACTACGATTGGGATCGAAATCTTCGCAAGAAGAATAAAGACATCTCTCAATTACAAGCACAAATAAATGCTTTACAAAGTGTGACTAATGACGCAGCGATTGCCCGTCGTACCAAACTCTAGGCCGAATTATCTGAAAAGCAAGAAGACCTTCAAGATACTTTATATCAGCATAGCATTGAGATTCAGCAAGAAGGTTATGATAAGCTTTCTGAAGATATGCAGAAAGCATTAGATAAAGCTATTGATATTATCAACGGTAAATTTGATGCATTACAAGATACGGCTAGTTTAATGCTTGGATAGCTTGAGACGAACCATGTTGACGAGGCTGCAATCATTAATGGGATTGTCGTTGAAAACGCTACCACTCTTCATGATTCCACTGAAGCCGTAATTGATTCACTTTCTGGCGAAGGTGGAGTAAAGAAGTTATTAGAAAATATCGGTGTCAAAATTGACAATAAGACTGGGCTTTCCCAATTAGACATAACAAAAGCTATTGATGCCCGTACTCCAGATTCCGAAGTTAGCAATATTGATACTACGTTATCTATCGTTAAAGATTCTCTCGGCAACGATATTGAGGAATAGCTTAGGGCTATCGAAGTTTCTCTTGGTTCCATCAAGCTTGATGATGCACAAAAACAAGAGATAAAAGATGAGATAGCGGAATTAGAAGAAGAACTTGAGAAATATAGGTAGCAATAGATTGATGACAATAAGCGATATAGTGAACTTGTCAGTAAGTATGGTTATGACGAGGAACTTAGTGAGGAGCATAAAAAACTATAGTTAGATTTATAGGATAAGATTTCTACCGTTACTTCAAAAATTGAAAAACTAAATTCTATATTGGAAGATTCAGATGGTATAAATGTAACTGTTGATGGCGAAACCGCAAAGGGCGAAGAAAATGTCGCTGGAGATGTACAAAATAATTCTTAGCTTACCACGGTAGATACGTTAATGAATTCTATTACTTAGCCAGTAGTAACACAACAACAATAGGCGCAAGAACAAACTAAAGCTACGTATTCTATTGGTTAGCGACAACAAGTACAAGATGAAATAGTGTAGAAATAGGCTCGAATTGATGAACTAACTGACAAGATTACTAGATGGAAAAACGCTAAGAGTGGTGCAACATAGGCTAAAAAAGACTAGTTATAGGCTAAAATAGAAGATGCAAGAAATAAAAGAGAAATAGCTAGGAATGAATTAGCACAACTTTAGGAAGAGTATTAGAGAATTGTATCGGCTATTGGATTAAAGAAAGGTGTTAAGAATTTATCCAAAGATCTTCTTGCATGGACAAATGAAGACTGGGATAAGATTGGTTCGGAGATGATTATCCGTCCGCAGGATAACGCTATTCTCACGCCGCTTAAAGCAAATGATTCTGTCATACCGGCAAATCTTGCTGATAATTTATTTAAATGGGGAGCCATCTCGCCTGATAAATTCATCACTAATCCATTTGTTGGTAAGTGGGGTGAATCTGGCGGCGGATCTGTTTCTAATAGTGATGTTACTAGTAACATGTCTCAAACTGTTGAAATGCATTTTGATTCATTATTCCACATCGAAGGCAATGTTGATGAAAGCGTTATGCCACGGCTTGAGAATCTTGGTAGGTCGCTTGTTAACGATAGAGACTTCCAGAAGAATGTCATCAAATTTGTAACTAAAGACTTTGTACGTGAATCCAAGAAATAGGGGATTCGATAATTAATATAGGAAGAGTGCGTGTCAAAGCGCACTCTTCTATTTCTATATGGAAAGGGGGTTATATATGTACGGAAAATATTTCACATACGATAATAGAGACTCTTAGTCACTTCAGCTTGCAATCGCTGGATTGGAACAAAACGATGATGTAACGTTTGGGCTTAGTCGAGAAGTTCTTCATAGTTCATTAAATAGATATCGAAATCGTGTTGGTCACATGGGTACACGGTGGAACGATGTATTAACATTTAATATTCAATTTATTAAAGATCCATGTGAATACACTACCCAGTCCACGATGGTGTTCTCTGAGGACGAAGTTAACGAGATAAATGCTTGGCTGACATCTCCGGATTATCCCAAACTTTTCCATATGTATGATTACGATTTTGAAAGGGATAGTACGGAGAGTATGGTTTTAATTACCATGAATTAGAATGCACCTATTACAATTTAGGCAGAAGGCTATTATCCAGTAACGTATTCCATTTCTGGCGAAACTGCGGTTGGTAACGTGGATAATGTGCCACAGTATGACGGCGAAGGACATGTGATTTAGAAAAAAACGCCGCCGATTCTGTGTATGATATATAAATACGATGGTTATTATTCGCTATTAATTAACGACAATGATTTTATTGGATGTATACGTTCACTTGCAGTTGATAATTAGGAATATAACAGTATTAAAACGAATTTTTGGTTAGGATCATTTACAAGTGAATAGCCATTAACAAATTCTTATACTGTACTGCTTAATACAGAAAAGATATTAAATAGCAAATATGATTATTTCGGAGTTTTTTCTGATGTGTAGCCACAAATAATTGACGGAGAAATTATGGGACTTTCGGCCACATTCCAAACTGATTCGCCGTTTGCATGGACGCATGAAATTGAATAGACGATTACAAATGGGAGTACAACGTTTACCGTTAATAGTGCCGAGAAATACCGCGAAATTTATCCGATAATTGAAGTAACTTCAACTGCGGATAGGTCTTTAATACGCACCGATTTTACACTCACTGTGTCAAATGATGTGACATAGAGCGAATCTATGACATTAAGCCTTCGTGTGTAGGATACTACGACAATAGATTCAATGCGCTCAATTATTTAGGATCACTCTGGTCTTGTATCCTTTTAGGATTTGGGTATTGACGATGCTGATTATATATACTGGCCCAAATTGTGCAATGGAGAAAACACAGTAACACTCATTGGCACTGGCACAGCAACGATTAAATATCGTGAGCCGAGAAAGGTCGGTGATTATTAATGAGGATGCTTGACGGATATCTAGTCGCAAGACTGGAATTCAGACTTGTTAGAAATGACCCTGGTACTAGAGTAGAACCAGAAGAAGGAACATATTACAGAGATTTAGATAAGAATAGGATTTATGTTTATGATATTACCACCAACGAATATCGTGACATGTCTTTCTTTCAGGGATATAAGTATACAAAATTTCAAGACGAAGACAGAATCGATTCGAATAGGTTATATCTTGCGAAACCTGGGTAGCGAATTCTCGGCGTAATAAATGGCGTTCAAGAAGATTCGTGTTCGTTGACCAAGAATTTAAACAATACAAGTGAACTGACATTTACTGTTGATAGGATATTAGATGATAGAGAAGGAAATGGCGTTGAGACACAGTATTATGAGCAAATTCAGCGCCATTATGAAATATATCTGCCATATCACGGTTGGTTTAAAATAAACGAAGAGCCGGAAATTGACAACGATGGCACTGTTGAAACTAAGTCGGTTCGTGCCGAGTCGCTTGAAATCGAATTATAGCAATATGACCTTGTGGACTTTGATATTAACTCTGGTGAAATATATTCGAAAGAAATGCTTGCCACCGATAATACATTTGATAACAATGGTTATAATGCTTTTCGTGATTAGGTACTCTTCTACCGTGATACATCGGCGCTTGAAGCTGCAATAGAAGAATTCTCGCATACAGATGGATCTGTTAATGCATTAAAATCATTCATTGCATCAAAAGGTGTTAACTATGGGTGTTGGAGAATAACACTCGATGATAATAATGAATGGCATATTAACTCTAAAATAAACCCAGATGATGAAGCATCTGAAGATTATACTGGCCTTGAGATTCTTCAAACAGAGTTAAAACGTCAGCACGAATTATCTCTGCTTTGGTTAATACTTCATGAACACGGATGGAGCGTCGGTTTTGTTGATCCATATGTGGATTTAAATTCAGACCTTGAAGATGACAAAATCCCTCTTGCTAATAAAGTTGGATTCTTCCAAGTTGATTCATAGGATGTTTACTCTTTCTTAACGTAGCAAGTTGCTCAATATTTCCGCTGCATCTTTGTGTTCGACACAGATAATTATATTGTTAATGCTTATAATGTTAACAATATAGGATATGACACAAATATCTTTTTAAGTTTTCGCAATGTACAAAACGATGTGAAGAGGTCTTCTGACCGTGATTTACATACGGTGTTTCATGTACAAGGCGGCGAAGAATTAGATTTTACTGAGGCTAACTTCGGTGAGAATCAAATTGAAGATATCTCATACTTTATGGAAAATCCTGGCGAACATTTCTCATAGGAGTTTATAGATAAATACAACGCATGGAAAAATGATAGAGAAGATAAGCGCCAAGATTATATGGCTCTTTCTGTTAACTTCCGCAATTAGACTGATACTGTTAATGAATTGATATACCGTGTACCGTCTGATGTCGCCGATGGCAATCAATATAAAACGATGACAGAAGACGAACTTATCAATGAGAAAGCCAATATGAGGGCATTGCGCTATGCGTTTGAGCATAATGTTATTTATGCACAAACAGATGAAAACGATGAACCAATCAAGGATGAAAATGGCGAATATGTATTTGATATTGAAAAGATGCAAGCTTCTGTTGATTGGCCAGTTTACTCAAGCTTAATTGATATAGTGTTGTCGTCTCCAGACAATGAGGAAGATGAAGCAATAAGCCATATTGAGTTTTAGTAGGGGTAGGAATCAGATGAATATGAATATGATTTTGAGGATTCATATAAATAGACATACCCTGATGCTAGGCTTGGTCAAATTGATATTGCGCTATTAAATAGATGGATTATTGATGGTCATTTTACAGAAGGTGGAATGACATAGGAAGAAATAGCAAAGCGTACAAACGTAAAAAACCAAAAAGAATTTCTTGATAATTATCTGTTTGATTTCGAAACATATGGCTATTTATATGGTTTGGAAGAATTAAAAAACTTTGAAAAATCATATTTCGGTACATTCTCAACGCTAAAAGGATATGAAAGTTCTGATGGTACACAATATGATGATGAAACTGAGGCAAAATATCTGAAATATAAAGCCGCACTGGAGTCTGTCTAGGCCGAGATCGAAGTAAGGCAATAGGAAGTAGATGATGCGCAGGAAATCCTAGACGGAATCATCGAAGATATGGATGAGATAAAAGATGATGTTAAGATTGAGAATTGGGTTGGTAGCAATGGAGAAGTATTTACAGAAGAAGAATTAAAGCTTCTTGATAAATACTACATCCATACCGATTATGTTAATCAAGACATCTTTACTACTTCTATCTCAACGAATCAGTAGATTGTTGATACAGAATACTAGTTATATCTTGATGCGATGGAAGAATTGTATGTGGAATCACATCCACAATACACATGGAGTACAACATAGGACAATCTTCTGCTTATGCCAGAATTTCACGATTGGCATGGTGATTTGCATGTTGGCAACTTTATCCGTATATCATTTAGGGATGATTACTAGGTTAAACTTCGCCTTTCTTCTATCACATTAAATCCGTTAATGCTTGAGCCAACAATCAGCCTAGAATTTACGACAATGACTAATTATAAGTCGAAGCGTAACGATTTTACGGCGATTCTTGATTAGGCGAATACGTCAACCAAAAACCAAATTACATCTTCTATTAGTAAAAAATCTGGTACGGATAATCAAATTAATGTTGATGCAGCGTTGGTGTTAAAGTTGCTAAATTCTCCAACGTTCTCAAGTTATATGGGGACTAATAATTCAGCAGTTACTAGTGCTGTCGGCGGCATTGTCAGTAACATGGATATTAATGTTGGTAAGATAACTGGAACTACGGCTGAATTTGAAGAACTGTTTTCTAATTATATTAGTTCTAACTTCATTACCACAAAAATGTTGCAAGCAGATAATGCGGATATTAGTGAGTTAACGGCGAAAATTATAACTGTTGGCGGCACATAGATTACTGAGGAATTAATTCAAACTGCAAATATATCTGCGGATCAAATTACGTCTGGAACAATTGATACTGGGAGATTGAATGTTGGAGATATTATTACTGTTGGGACAAATTCAATTACCACGATTGCAGAAGGCGCTATTTCAACTGCTGAGATATCCGCATCGCAGATTACTTCCGGAACGATTGATACTGGAAGATTAAATGTTGGGGATATTATTACTGTCGGGACAAACTCGATTACTACGATTGCCGAAGGAGCTATTAGTACGGCAGAAATTTCTGCTAGTCAAATTACATCTGGGACAATTGATACTGGTAGGTTAAATGTAAATAATATTATTACGGTTGGTACAAATTCAATTACTACTATCGCAGAAGGAGTTATTTCAACGGCTGAGATTAATGCGGACTAGATAACATCTGGTACAATTAATGCCGATAGAGTTGATGTCGCTGGTGTTGTTACCGCTGGTTTGGTTGCAGCGTCGGCTGGCGATTTTGATGAGTTAACCGCTGATAGTGCGTTTATATAGTATTTAAATTCTGGTCTTATTGAGGTTGACGAAGTTAGTGCTGGCACAGTTATTGCGGCGCTTGTTGATGCGGAAGAAGGCGATTTTGATGAACTGACAGCAAACCATGCTTTTGTTCAATATCTTCAAAGCGTTAGCAATACTTCTATTGAGGCAAAAGCACAAACTGGTTATTTCTATGATTTAGTAGCTGGTAATTTAACTGTTGGAGATTTGGCGACTCATACTGCTTCTGCCGATTAGATTGTACTTATATCTCAAAGCGGCGATCCGGCTATTGCATTTCAGGGTGCGACACAACAATTCTACGATGATAATGGGAATGTTCGCGTTTAGATTGGTCAAGATGGTAACGGTGATTTTAACTTTATTGTCCGTGGTGCCGATGGCACTAGCGCATTATTTAATGAGAATGGGATTACACAAAGCGGAATCCCTAATAATACTATTATTAATAATATGATAACGAACGGCACAATCCAAAAGGGCAAGTTGGCGTTTAATGTAATTGAGCCAAACGCTCAAGGTGGCATTGACATTACATCGGTATATGATGGCAGTGGCAACCTTTGGGGCGTACAATATACGACATTTAAACAAGGAACTGAACAAGCATTGGGCGAACTTAGTAGCGCAGTAGATGATGCTTCGTATCGTTTATATATAGAAACACCTAATGGTAAAAATTTACGTGGCGGTAGTATCACGTTGAACGCAAAATTATATTACAACTCGGTTGATGTGACGAGCGAATGGGATGCTCAATATTTTACGTGGAAAAGAAAATCTCTCGATTCATATGGAGATACTGCATGGAATCAGAATCACTCAACTGGGACAAAATCAATAACATTAACAAGTAGCGATGTTAATATCGAAGCAGATTTTGAATGCTGCTTTGAAGCGAATGGGGTGAGTGTATCATCGAATGGAGGTGAATGATTAGTGGCAAATATAAAAAGTTTTGCATCAGTTAGTGTCAGAGATTACACAGATTTGGGTTAGATTCTGTTGTATTGCACAAGCTCACAACCAACAACTGTAGTATATAACCCAAATACAGGAGTATATTTGCCAAACTGGTCAACTTCCAATTTAGTTATAACGCCAGTAATTTAGTATAATGGCAGCACTCTTGCATTGAATGCGTCTGGTCTTACAATTACATATACAAAAAAAGTCGGCACATCTGCTGCTACATCGCTTGGCGCAAATGAAACTGTAAACGGTGGTGTACTTACGGTTTCTGCAAATTAGCTAGTTAGCGGCACGACCAACCTTATAACTTATATATGTCATGTTTCATATACAGACCCAAATGTTGGTGCTGCAATTGATACAGAAACCAGTTTAACATATACACTTGTTTCGTAGGCCACAGAATTAAAGTCGGCTTATATAACTGGCGAAAATACTTTTTTGTATGATACGGATCGTAATTTGGTTGGAAGCGGTTCTATTACATTAACTGCAAATGTTACGAATGCTTCTGTGTCACAATGGCAATATAAGAAATCAGATGGTACGTTTGAAGCTTTCCCACTTACAAACAATGCGTCTAATTCTGGTAATACTTTAGTTGTTGCTGCTAATGAGGCAAACATATGGTTAAACAATAGATCTGCTGTTATTAAGCTTGTTACCACAGATAACACCGTGTATGACATGCATGAAATTACCAAAATATATGATGGTACTGCTGGTAACGCAACGTTGACAGCACAGTTGTCAAATAGCACCCACTATGTACCCTGTGACGCAAGTGGTAATGTAACGTCATGGAATGGATCGACAACATAGCTCTATATTTTCGAAGGTGGAGCAGATGTAACGAGTGCATGGACGATAACAACTCAACTTGGTTCCGGGCTGACTGGAAGTTATAATTCTACAACTCATGTGTTTACACCTTCTGCGTTAACAGATGATACAAGTTATTGTGATTTCGTTTGCTCACAACAAGGTTACTCAACATTAACTGTTAGATATACGATTACAAAATCAAAGATGGGTGCGGATGGTTAGGATGCTGTTATTTATGAACTTAAGTCTAGCGCCTTAACAATCAACAAAGACATATCTGGTGCATATACTCCATCTACTGTAACGTTTTCGAGTTGGAAAACAATTGGCAATGGTTCAGAAACTGTATACCAAGGAAGATTTGTAATCCAAGAATCCAATAACGGTGGAACCAGTTATTCAACTGTATATACTAGCTCATCAAATGAATCAAGTAAACAATGGACTCCATCGGCCGGTGTTACAATTATAAAAACTACGCTATATGCCGCCGGTGGCACAACTGCTACTCTTGATGAACAAACGGTTGTAATAACAAAAGATGGTGCAACTGGGCAGAATGGTGCAGATGGATTAAATGGTGTTTCTATGGGGCTTGGTAATTATTAGGATGTTTTACCATGCAAATCTAATGGAAATACTGCACAAGCAAAGACAATCAATATCCCATTCTACGCTTATGCTGGGATTACAAGAATTCCGGTAACTGCGTCTGTTTCTGGTTTACCAGCTAATGGTATAACAGTATCTAGCAATACTGCTGGAAATAGTTCTAGCGATGGCTCATTAGTTCTTAATGTGGCAAACAATTCACCATTGGGTAACGCATCTACAATTACTGGAGATATTACCATTACTCTTTCGTGTCAATACAACTCTCAGACACAGAGTATGACATATAAATATACGTACACAAAAAGTTTGCAAGCTGTTGACGGTTAGAATGCCGTAATTCTACAGATTTACTCTGATGATGGTGGAATTATTAGAAACTCTTCTGGCTCAACAACGCTTAAACTTCGGCTTATATCTGGAGCGAATGAAGTAACTCCAACTGCTGTAAAATGGTATAAATGGTCTTCTACTCCAACTCCTGGATATCATGTAATTTCCGGACAAACGGCGACATAGTTAACTGTTACATCTAGTATGGTGGATGATCTTGCTTTCTTTAAAGCTGAAGCAAGTTATGGCGGAGTTGATTATGGATATAACGCTTTTTATACCGTTGATGATTTGGTAGACCCATATATGAGTTATACGTTTGCCACAGTATAGGAATTTAAAAATTCTCAAGGATGTGGCGCAGTATATACAAGGGTTTATTAGAATGGCGTGGAGATTGATCCAATTAAAACAACTGTTTTTTCTGATACTCCACCGACTTCTCCTTCTACTGGAGATTTATATTATTATCTTGACACTACAAACAAGAGATGTACCTTGAAAAAATATAATGGCTCAACTTGGGGTAATGTAACAAGGGGCAGTTCTGATTCTGATACATTAAACTACGCTTATTACAGGCATGATAGCTCTGGAGATTTGATTGATACAACTTATGCGTACAACGATTACACAAATGGCGTTCAAAAGAACAATTAGGATCGTTGTATTTATGTTGACCCATCTATCATTGGTAATAGAATGTAGTTTATTTGTGAAGTAACTGATTGAAAGGGGGTGCCATGAATGTTTACGACATCTTCTGTTTCAATTATTAATGTAAATGACGGTATAAATGGAATAAACGGTTAGGATGGTGCGCCAGGTGCATAGGGTGTTGGTATTGTATCTGAAAAGGAATAGTGGTATTTATCTACATCTAGTTCTAATCTTACTGGCGGATCTTGGTCTGATACTGAGCCATCAAGTATTCCGTCTGGTAAGTATCTTTGGGGACGCATCGCATTTACAATGTCAAATGGCACTACTTAGTATTCTGATGCTATATATCGTGCAGTGCTTGGTGGAGTTGTTAGCAATGTAGATGAAATAAACCAGTCTATAACAAATAAAGTCTGGCAGTCGGATATTACGACTTCCATAAACACGTATGATGGTTCAACTGGTGCGGCGATTCGTGATAGGGTTTCACAAACTGAGACGGATATATCTGGCATTACCACTAGAGTTTATGATGTTGAAACAGAAACTTCAGATCTTGGCACAAGAATGTCTGCTGCCGAATCTTCTATCACGTAGAACGCTAACAATATAAATTTGAAGGTTTCGAAGAATAGTATAATTTCTGAGATTAATCAATCGCCGGAATCCATTACAATTTCTGCGGATAAAGTTAATTTAATTGGTAATGTTACTTTTAGTATGTTGGATAGTTCTACGCAAAATAGAGTTTCAACTGCTGAATCTAATGCATCTACCGCTGCATCAAATGCATCGAGTGCGCTTAGTGCAGTTAATGGTAGTATTAAAACAACCACAATGCATTATCTTGCAACAACTGCCGCTTCTGGAGTAACTAGATCAACGTCTGGGTGGACAACTACCGTATAGTCTATTACCTCGTCTAAACGGTATTTATGGACATACCAAACTATAACTAAAGTTGATAACACAACAACCGATACCGATCCTGTGATTAGCGGTGTGTGGGGTAATGCTGGGTCTTCGATTACTGTATCTGGTAGTGCAACCACATATTAGGTAAGTAATAGCGGAACTACGACTCCAACTGGAACTTGGCAAAGTTCTATCCCCAGCGCTTCTGCTGGGCAATACTTATGGACTCGTGTTGTAACTACATTTTCAGATAATAGTACCGCAACATCTTATAGCGTAGCGAAACAAGGTGAGACTGGTTCTTCTGTAACTGTTTCAGCTACGTCTACCACATATCAAAGCGGAACGTCTGGGACAACTGCTCCTACTGGAACCTGGAGTTCTACTATTCCAACTGTTTCGCAAGGTAATTATTTGTGGACAAAAACTGTTGTTACATATTCTGATGGGAATTCTTCAACATCATACGCAGTATCTTATCAATCAGAAGATGGTGATACTGGTGTTGGCGTGGTTAAGGTGGAATAGCTATATAGGACATCGAATTCCACTACTGCCCCGGCGAAACCTACGAGTGTAGTTACATCTACTTCAACAAATTATAATGTGTGGACACTTGCGATGCCAGCATACAACGCAAGTTATCCATATTACTACACATGTACACAAACAACGTATACGGACAACTCGCATAATTGGACTGATGTGGCAAGAAGCAAAGCCATAGAAGATGCAAATACTACGGCGAATACGGCAAATACAAATGCTTCTTCGGCTGTGTCAACTGCTAATACTGCGAATACCAATGCATCTGCGGCAGTATCAACGGCAAACACTGCAAATACGAATGCTTCCGCTGCGGTAAGTACTGCAAATTCCGCGAATACTACTGCGACTTCAGCTATTAATGGAATTAAAGCATTTACTGGCACAAGTTCCACGGCGGCTGGAACGGCTGCGAAGGTAGTATCTTGTTCTGACACAACGTTCGCCATGACTAACGGCGTTACAATTACTGTCACATTTTCAACCGCAAGTACTGCGGATTCTCCGACTTTGAATGTTAATTCTCTTGGAGCAAAGGCTATTTATTTCGACAACGCCGTCACATCATCTAGCAATAAATTTAGATGGTAGGCTGGTTCTGTAATTACGTTTCAGTATAATGGTACTTATTGGGTAGCTATAAACTTTGAGAACCTTGAGTATTTTACAAGTTCCACCGCATCTGGTACTGCAGCAAAAACTAATGCATCAGCAACTGGTACATTTGTATTGTGTAAAGGCACTACTATTAGTGTTTACTTTAGTACTGCGAATACTGCGAATGCTCCAACTTTAAATATTGGATCTACTGGTGCTTTTGCTATTTATTATAAAAATGCAGTCACAAGTGCTTCTAATCAGTATTATTGGGAAGCTGGTATAACGCTTACTTTCACATATAGTGGGTTATATTGGTACATCAATGATGGTGGGTCATAGTTGGTTAAAGCTTATGCTAAATCTGCCGTTGATTGGGTTGTCTCAAATGGCACAACAACCGTAACTGCCACGGATATTATGAAAGCCTGGGTAGATGATGCAACTTTAGCTACAACCACGATTGCTGGCGGATATATTAAAACACATACAATCGAATCTGAGCATTTGGCTACAGATGCTATTATGTCTAGTAACTTTGTATCAATCAACGGTTCTCATTTTTCATCCACTGGTTCATATTTAGATTTATCAAGTGGTAATTTCTTTACTCCGAATTTTGGTGTGAGTGCTGAGGCTGGGTCTCAAGGTGCTTATATTAACGGAGATGTTGTAGCATCATCTGGAAAGATTGGTTCAAATACAACAAACTATTGGGAAATAGGCACTGTATATGATTTCAATGCTTCAGAATCTGCTGCGATTATTGGACATGGCACATCATATATTTAGTCTGGAAATTGGCAATTAAGTAATAATAGGTTAAATACATAGTATTATTCAACTACCACTGCTTCTTCTGGTAACTTAAAGTATTACAAAGATAGCGGTACAAATACTTTCTATGATGTTGGTTTGCAAATTCCTACCGACTTCACTTCTACTGCCCCAGCTAATAACGGCGCTAGATATGCGAAGTCGTTTTTCTATGGAAGAAAATATACTGGGAATTCTGCCCCAACATTAGATAATAACTGGACGTATTTCTATCTTGTTGATATTGCTGGGAATATGTACACCGCAGGAGATATAACAGCAGTTAATATATATTCCAATGGTGAGATTTATGAGGGCGGCACTAAGCTATCTGAAAAGTATGCAGCGCTTTCAGACGTTGGGTCTGTATATCTACCAAAAACTGGTGGCACGATTACTGGCAATTTAACTGTAAACGGATCTTTTACGACAAATCTGATGTTGCGAACAAATCTTGCATCAACCTCAGCTGGGCAGTTAACTGGAAGTGCAAATGCTACAGTGTCTCATGGTGTCACTGGGACTCTCGGCGTTGGTAACGGTGGTACCGGCAAATCCTCTTGGACACAATGGGGAATTGTATATGCTTCGGCGACAAATGCTCTTGCACAAATTGGTGCTGGGTCGAGCGGTCAAATACTGAAAAGTAACGGTTCTGCTGCTCCATCGTGGGTTAACCAATCTACAATCACAGCTGGAAGAGCTACTGGAGATGCGGATGGTAATACAATTAGTACAACATATAGAAAAATATCTGATGATTAGTTTGACAGTATTGATGTTACAGATGTAACTGCTGGTGAATTAATTGTTACTGGTGCTGGTCGGTTTACCAATGGTATATATGGAGATTTAACTGGAACTGCTACGAGCGTATCTAATAACCTTAAGATATAGCTTAATGGTGGCACTACTGAAGGTACAAATCAATTTACATACAATGGTTCCGCAACTAAAACGGTAAATATAACTAAATCTGGCGTTGGACTTGGTAATGTTGAAAACACCGCATTATCAACTTGGGCTGGATCATCTAATTTAACAACAACAAAAGTTGGTACTCTTGCTGCAGCTGCAGCGAAAGCAGTTGACACTTCAATTTCAGCATAGTCATCAAGTGCAAATCTTCCAACTTCTGCGGCGGTTGCCTCGTTTGTTGAAGGCAAAGGGTATGTAACTAGTTCTGGTGTTACATCAATTACGCTTTCGGCTGGTGCTGGTATATCATTAAATGCGTCCACCGCAATTACATCAACAGGCACAAGAACTATTACGAATACTGGTGTTCGTTCAATTTCCGAAAGTACTTCTAACGGCAAAATTTCTGTTAATACAAATGGAACTAGTACCGATGTCGCTGTTCATGGTTTGGGAAGTTGGGCATATAAGAGTTCTGGTGTTGCTTCTGATGTTGGGTTAAATACTGGATAGCTTGTTAAATCAATTGCATCAAATAATGATGGTAAATTAGTATTAACTTATTTTGATGATACCACATCTGATCCAATTGAGGTTATGATTGTTGGTTCGTCTGGATCATCCGTATCTTATTCTGATGCGTTGAATGTCAATGGTACTGCCGTTGGAAGTGCCGAATAGCCAGTGTATTTTAACAATCAAGGGAAACCAGTAACGGCTAATAAAATACCAAAATTAAATAATGCTACAACAGGCGGCACATTCTATGCCCCAACTGGTTATGGTACTTCTGGGCAATATTTAAAATCTAATGGTAATGCTGCACCGACATGGGCAACGTTTTCTAAATCAACCGTTGGATTGGGGAATGCTGATAATACCGCCGATGCGAACAAGCGTGTTAAAGGCGCAAATATTACTACTACCGCAAATGCGGTAGCTTATTATACTGATACTGCTGGAACGTTTGGAACAAAAGCTTCGGCGAATGGTGCGCTATATGCAACTGCGGCGAATGGTGCTTTGAGTTGGGGAACACTACCAATTGCACAAGGCGGTACTGGTATGACATCCGCAACTTCAAAGGGTATAGTATATGCCACATCAACAACCGCATTAGCAACCACAGCTGCTGGGACTTCTGGACAAGTGTTGACATCTGGTGGCACCGGAAATCCAAGTTGGACAACTGCTACTAATGCTAATACTGCAAGTGCTATTGTTAAACGTGACGCTTCTGGTAATTTTAGTGCTGGCACGATTACAGCTTCACTATCTGGTAACGCTACTACTGCAACAACAGCTGCTGGTTTAACTGGTATCACGGCAAACAAATTTGTGATTGGCAACGGATCTTCAACAGCATATGCTTCGAGCTAGATGTCATATTACAACAACGTAGATCTGACCGTAGCTTCTACAACAGTTAAGCGGAATGGTATATTCATGTATGGAACTTGTTATGGTAATACCGCCTCGTCACTTGTATCACAAACAGCTGGTGTTATGAGCTGGGGAGATGGAGGCCCACAAATTGTATTCAGTTCATCTTCTAACCACGACACTGGACAATCAGGTGCTTTGATTTTTACAGACCACGACTCTTGCGGCACTGGGGCGAGTTTCCACTTTGTGTCCAATTAGTCCGATTGGAACGTGAATTCAAAACGATTTGTTGCTAAGACGAGTGTATCTGTAGGTGTGAATACACCAAATACAACATACGCTTTATATGTAAATGGTACTGGTAATTTTACCGGGGCTGTGTCTGCTACTAGTCTTTCTGCAAGTAATTATATTTCTGCGAATAGTAGTAGTTCTGGTTCTGCTGGTGGGCTATCATTATATGGAACAACTCCAACAGAATATGGTATTGCAATGAGAACTACAGCTACATAGGGCAAACATGGTTATGTTCAAGATGACAACTGGGCAACGTATTTCTTTATGAAAGGAACTACTACTGCCAATAGCTTAACTAGAGGTTGGATTTTTAAAAATGTCACAACTAGCACTGGTGTTGCTTCGATTAACGGCGAAGGTCATGCAGTATTTAATGGCTCGGTTACTGTTGGTGGTAATACTACAAATACGTCTGGAATGCGTATGGAATATGATTCGACATTACAATGCACGAACTTTGTGTTTTATTAATTATTAGGCTTCTTGCGGTTCGACTCCGCTTGAAGCTTTTTGTTTTTTATTTGGGATTATTTCATGAAAGAAGGTGAATTATGGCTTTATAGGTGTGGTTACCTTTAAATGGTAGTTTAAATAACAATGGATTAAGCAGTATGACGGTGAGTGGGACTCCAGTATATGGAGTTGGAAAGATTGGGTAGGCATTAGATTTAATAAACTCTCAATAGATTGATATTGTATGTCCGGGCATAGCAAATGTATCTAGTTTTTCAATTTGTTTTTGGATTAAAGGAACAAAAGATACAAGTGATGCAGATTGGTCTAGCCCAATTTCATTGAGATCTAATAAAACTGGCGGATCAGAAGATTATTCTTTTAGATTTGGCAAAGATAATAGAGCAAGTTATAATGGATATCCAATATGTATGTATTGTAACTCAGGTTATAATATTGTAACATCAAATAGTTTATCATTTTCTACCAATGAACATTGGGATAAATGGATACATATATGTTTTACTACAGATGGTACGAATGTAAAAGCATATAGGGATGGTGTCTTAGTTAGTAGTGCAAGTAATGGTACTAATGGTTGGCTTACTGGAAATATTAGATTAAGAGGAGAAAGATACAATGGATTTTTAAATGATTTTAGGGTGTATGATTCTATCCTCTCTCCTCGTGAAGTCGCCGAAATTGCAAAAGGTTTGGTCTTACATTATCCATTAAACCGCGAAGGATTTGGATGTGATAATTTAATTGCAAATTCACATAACTTCTCTGGTTGGTCAATCAATAGTTTATTTTCTGTTGCACAAGATACAAATGGTGAATATGTTGCTTCTGCTTCTAGGAGCGATGCTACCACCAATGTTTGGAGTCGCATTATACCAACAATGCATTTTGTCCCAGATAATTATTCAAACGGTATTACTGTCTCATTTGATTTTAAATGTAATGATATAAGTGCATTAGATCACAAATGTATTTGTTCTTTGCAAATATATAAGTCAGATGGCACTAGAATTGGATGGTATGAATCAAAAAATACATTTACTGAGGCTAATTATGTTGGTAGTACAACTCTCCAAAATGGTGTTTGGAAGAGATTAATATGCCATTTTACGTAGGCGAATATGAAAACTATTTCAACTGGTGACTATACTACTTCTGACGTTAGCTATACAACAGTTAGCTTTTAGTTAGTAAAAAACGGTTCTGTTAGTTTTAAAAAAATAAAGATTGAAGATGGCACTACTGCCACTCCTTGGACTCCAAATTCTGCCGATACTATATACTCAGCAATGGGACTAAATTCAAACACCGTCTACGATTGTTCTGGATATAGACGTGATGGGGCAATTATCGGATCATTAACATACAGTTCAAATACTCCGAGATATAGTGTTTCTACTTATTTTAATGGTTCTTCAGATATTCGTAGCGGATAGAGTAGTTTTGGATGGTTTGATTTCAAAGAAGGAACTGTGTCTGCTTGGTACAACCCAGCGAATACAACTCAAACTTGGGCGAGTGTAGGTGTTCAAAATGACAGCGGACAAGGTTCAAGAAGTTTTAATATTTGTAATTACGGAGGAAAAGCCGCAATCGTTGTGGGATATGATAGTTCTTGGGGTAATGTTAGTTCCTCATTTTCAATGAATGCAAATACTTGGTATCACCTTTGTGCAACTATCACAAATGGGAATACTGTGATTTTATATGTAAACGGCTCTCCTGTGTTAACTTAGACAGTTAATAATTCAACTGGTACGATTGCATCTACTACTCAATTTGCTGTTGGAGTAGATTTACCGGGAAGTGACGAGCGTTTTACTGGATATTTATCTGATGTTAGATTTTATGTTACCGCTCTCACCGCACAGCAAGTCTTAGAACTATATCAAACACCAATATCGCTTGCGTATAACGGTGTATTATTAAGCGCTGAATTGCAAGAGTGAGGAGGTGTGGTATGAGTTTATAGGTATGGATGCCATTGGATGGCGATATACATAATCAAGGATTGAATAATGGTACAACTGATAAAGGCACATATATATCATTTACAAATGGCAAAATTGGATAGTGTGCAACTTCGTCGGCAAGCAATAATACTATTAGGTTAACGTCTGCTGAATTTCCAGCGATGTTTGCAAATGGAAAGACATATACATTAACATGTTGGATTAAATTAACTGGTACTGCAAGCGAAGGATGGATTGTAAAATTAGGTAGTAATACATGTGGTCTTTGGTGGGCAAAATCTGTTGCTAGGTTGGTTTGGAATGAAAATGATAATGGTAAAAGATTAGCTTCAACACCTATTGCAGACGACTATACTAATTGGCATCACGTAGCTTCCGTAATTGACAAGACAGTTAGCGGTAAAATAACTGCCAAACATTATATTGATGGCGTATTATCAACTGAGATTGGCACTTCCACATGGGATTGTAGTAGTCATAGTCAACCAGCTGGCAACTATATAGATATTTACCCATATAACGCATTGATTAATGATGTTCGCATTTACGATCATGCCCTCTCGCCTCGTGAAGTAGCTGAAATTGCAAAAGGGTTGGTGTTGCATTATCCGTTAAATAGGCGTGGATTTGGTTAGGATAATTTGTTAAAAAATTCTGCAACAAATTTTCCATAGTCATGGGGCGGTTCTGGAGATGGCAGATCAAGAACAACAGTTTCTGGTGTATCTGTGCCAGAATGGGGGTGTAACGATGCCCTAAGGGTTTATGGACAATCGGGTGCTTCAAATGCATTATGTTTATTAATAAATGATGGTAGTCATGGATTTACTGTATCATATACATCTGTTTCTGGTCAAAAATATGTACCTTCAATATATGTAAAAAATAATCATTCAACCAATGCTATAAACATTGCATTTAATGGTTTATCATCTTCCGTGCCGGTTAATGCTGGAGAGTGTAAAAAAGTTGTCCTTGATGCAACTGGTGATGGAAGCCATAGTTTATAGTTCACTATATTGGCATCTGGTGTGTCAAAAGAATATGATTTTACATTTTGGCATCCAAAGGTTGAATTGGGGGAAATATCAACTCCATGGATTCCAGCCACTACTGATTCTTTGTATTCAGCAATGGGATTAAACGGAACAACCGAATATGATGTAAGTGGATTTGGATATAATGGAACAGGCACATCTATATCTTATTCATCTGATACTCCGAAGTACGGTGTATCAGTTTTATTAAATACTAACACTTCCTACATATAGAGAGCGTTTTCTATTGGTAATATATGGAGTGTTTCTTGTTGGGCTAAAAAGAATTCTGTTGGCGTATGTTTTATTTTCTAGGTTGGCAATGGAGGATCATATGCAAATACACAATTTGGGATGCATACGAGTAGTGATGATGGGTCTATCGCCACTATATGTAATACGCAGTATAAGACGGCTAGTTTAACAAGTTATATGAATTGGAATCATTATTGCATGACATACGATGGGAGTTCATTAAAAACATATATTAATGGCGAACTAAAATGGACTTCATCAAATACTACTGAACAAATTAATTCTGATAAATTATCTATTGGTTGTTATTATAATAAGAATAACGTATTTGATGGGAATATATCTGATTTTCGTATTTATTCCACAGTCCTCTCTGCATCTGATGTTCTTGAATTATATGAGGGGGGGAGATTAACATGAGTTTACAAGTTTGGCTACCTTTAATTAGTGACATACATAATTAGGGTTTATTAAATAAAACGTTTACATCAAATAATATAACTTGGTCTGCTGGTAAACTTGGTAATTGTGCAACATTTTCTAGCACAAATAATTCTAACGTATATACTGATGGTGTTACCATTGGCAACACATGGACTGTTTGTTGTTGGGCGAAAGCGGCGACAGACCACTCTGGATATATAGCATAGTTGGGAAATGCTGGCACTTCATCACAAGTATAGTTTGGTTTTCGTACAGTATCTGGTGCTACAAATTAGATACTTACAATTATAAATAAATCAAGTAAATCGTTTGAATTATCCGGATATGTATCTACAAATTGGAATCATATAGCGTTATCTTTTGATGGTTCAACAAGAAAAATATATATAAATGGTGTGTTTGGTGGAGAATATACCGAAACAGCCACTTACTATGAAGGCAATCGTCTCTCTGTTGGGCGATATTATAGTAGCTCATCTTTTAATGGATAGATATAGGATTTTAGATTATATGACAATGTTCTCACCCAAGAAGAAATCAAGAAGATATCGAGAGGGTTGGTCGTGCATTATACATTAGATAGATTTGGATGTGACAATCTAATTCCAGACTCATACTCTCGCAATTCTGCTAACTGGCATAATGGATCAAGAGTTACTATTGACGCTGAAGAATCTGCCGGCGGTATGACTGTTGCAAAAATAACTGGTTCATCTTCCGATTGGAACGCAGTTGCTCGAACACATCAAAATGCGACAAGATTGATGCCTTATTCAAGTGTGCAAAATAAGACAGTAACATTCTCATGCTGGATGAAGGGTAATTCATCGTTTAACTAGGGTATTACATTTGCACTTAGAACAAGTTCTTCAACTTCAAGGACTAAATATTTTACTGGAGGAACTTTTGCATTGACTACTGAGTGGAAGCGATATTCATTTACGATTACTCTAACAGATGGTTTATTTGTGTCTGGAAGTGGTACCATATCATCTACCGATTATTTCTTTATAGAAGTATATAATCACGTTGATGGATAGATAGTATGGACAAAAGGATGGAAATTAGAGTTGTCTGATAAAGCAACGCCGTGGGTACCAAATTCCGGTGATGCAGAATACGCAAAGCTCGGTTTAAATAATAATGTTGAATATGACATAAGTGGATATGGATATAATTTAAGCAAGTTTGGAAATGCTAATGTGTCGTATACGTCAAACACACCTAGATATCGCATAGCTACGTCTGTCGGTACGGCGAGTAATTCTGGATATAGTCTTAGCGCCGCAACACAGGGCGGAACTTCTGTTGCAACATTGTCAGCATGGGTATATGAAACCGCTAGATCTGATGGTGATAGGGATTTAGTAATTAATAATGGAAGATATATTACCATAAAATCAACAGGTGTTTTAAGCACATATGCATATGGAAAGAGTCCAGCTGGCTATCATGATGGTACTACAGTAATTCCATTGAATACATGGACACATCTTGCCGTTGTCTGGGATGATAATTATGTTTATGGATATGTAAATGGTGTTTAGGATTTTAAAATTGCTTGTACTGGTAATTTTACTTCTATGGCTAATACATATTTACTTGGAGAGCCTAATAGCACCAGAACTTTTCATGGGTATGTTTCTGATGTGAGGTTTTACTCTACAGCTTTTTCAGCGGCAGATATTACGGCTTTATACCAGAAACGTCTGTGAGGAAGGTGGTGTGCTATGGCTTTACAAATATGGTTACCGTTAAATGGTAATTTAAATAATTAGGGACTTACAAATATTACTGTAACAAATAGCGGTACTACTGTTGATACAAGTGGTAAAATCGGTAGTTGCTATAATTTTGATGGAGCATCTTGTATTAAAACAAATTATGTAGAAAGTTTTGGAACTGGAGATTTTTCTTTATGTGCTTGGATTTATTTGGTTTAGACATCTGGTAAAACTTATTAGCAAATAATTGGGAATAAATCGACTGGTGGATCAAGTGTCGGATGTGCTATATATTGGAATTAGACTTAGAAAAAATTTTTATGGAGTACTGCTGATGGTACAAATGCTACAGAAATTTGGACTTCAGATACTTTCGATGACATAATATATGATTCTTGGCATCATATTGCAATGATTCGAAATAACTCAGACTCTTCAAAAGGATATTTTTATATAGATGGTGTGAGAAAAAATATTGCATCTGTTCCAGCAATTAGAAATATAAGTTCAAGTACCTCTACTTTTTCTATTGGATAGTGTAATAATTCAACAAACGCCGCATATTATTTTACTGGCAAAATCAATGATGTTAGAGTTTATGACCATGCACTTTCCGCTGATGAAATAAAACAAATTTCAAAAGGGTTGGTTGCACATTATACACTAAGCAGGGGGCAAGATAATTTATTATTAGATACATTGAAGGATGCATCTTCTACGCATAGTACATACAATATTGCAGACTTTAACTTTTCTGAAAGCGTGATAGAGGGTGACACATACACAGTTAGTGCGCATGTTACTACGTCATCAGATAAAAAAAGCGTTGGATTTTTTCATAGTGGGGGATCTAATATAATGGGGGATTGGATACCGATAACAAGCAGTGGCATATATAAATAGACATTTGTTGCCACAAGCACTATGGCAGCGTTTACAACTGGTGCAGGGCATGGTTATTGTAGGGTTTATACTTCTAACAAAACAGGTTCATAGGGAAGTACCGCTATAACTGGAACTGCCAATGTTGATTGGATTAAACTTGAAAAGGGCGACGTTGCTACGCTATGGATGCCGAACTCAGCCGATGCTTTATATTCTTCATTAAAGTTTAATGATGGCATTGAATATGATATAAGCGGATATGAATATAATGGCACAAAAAATGGAACATTTAGTTATGAATCTGGCGCACCAATGTATGGTTCAAGCACGATATTTAACGGTACAGACAATGCAATCAAAGTGCCATTTAACGCAATAATTGGGTCTAATCTTGATTATACAATAAGCGTTTGGACGTATAAAACATCTATTGGTAGCAAAAATTATCAAACTATTTTTGGCGGATAGTCTGGATTTGAATTGGATGCAAGAAATAGCTCTAACACTGCTTCGGTGTATATTGCATGGAACTGGGGGAAGCCGATGGCTCCTTATAATTTTAACGAATGGACGTTATTCACGTTTGTTCACACCAGTAGCGATTCGAAAATATATGTAAACGGTAAATTAAATTCAACTGGTAGTAGTAATGCGACAATACCAACTGGCGACTTTTTTATTGGAGCATGGAAAAACACCTCATCTCAAAATTTTGAGGGTTAGATGTCCGACTTCCGAATCTATGCTACTGCTCTCTCCGCTGATGATGTCCTAAAACTATATCATGGGATAGAGTGAGGTGATAATATGAGCGCAAGTTTCCACAAAACTGGTGTTATAACTGCTAATGGTAATAATATAAATGAAAATTTATGTATTGATAGTATGAAAAATTTTGGGCAAAGTAGCACGGCTTATAATGTTGTTCAATATAATTTATCGGAAAGTCTTATTGAAGGTGACAAATATACAATATCTGCAAAAGTAAATATGTCTGAGGAAAGAGCATCTGTTGCTTTTTATCTATCTGGTGGTTCTTATAAACTTGTCGGATGGTTATTAAGGAACAACACTGGTATGTATTCCGGTACGTTTACTGCTACTGCTACACATGCGGCAAGCACCGCTGGCGATGGTCATGGATATGTTCGTGTTTATTCTTCTAGCAATACAACTGGCGGCAACGGATCATTGGCTGGCACAGCGAATGTTGATTGGATAAAACTTGAAAAGGGCGAACTTGTAACGCCTTGGTGCCAGAACGCTGCTGATTATGGTTATGTCGGATTGTCGCATGGGTTTATTGAAATTGGAGACATGATGAAGATATATGACGAATACATTGAAACAGCTGAATTTATAGAGTTCTAAGTTAACTACTTTACAAACAAGTTTGAGGGAGAAAAGATATGATTTTAACAGTTAGGTTAAACAATGATGATAATAAAGTTTATAGACTGACTTCTTGGAACGCATAGGGATTTGGGTCGCTTCTGACACTACTGGTGCAAGGCAATGATCTTAGCGCAGTTAAAAATGATTTTGAAGATATCACTAAGATTGAAATCTTCCAAGATGAGATGTTGGTTGCAACGTATACCAATATTGATAGTTACGATGAGATTACTTTCTTGAAGAATGAATATGTACCTGGTGAGCAAAAGTTTACTGATGCGATGAGGATTCATCTGACAAAAACTGATATTATTGAGCAGATTAATAGAATTGACGAATAGATTAATCCGGTGATTGATATTGATGGCATGACGTTAGCTGAAACTAAAGAATATAAGATTAAGGAACTTGGTGATATTTGCCGTGCTGAAATCTATGCCGGTGAAGACGTTGAGCTTTCTGATGGAACGGTTAAAGCATATACCTACAATGCAGACGATCAAGCAAATGTTCTGTCTGCTATCACACTTGCATTTGCGGCGAAACAGATGGGATTTGATTTGGAGTATATCCCGTATCATGCAAACGGCGCAGAATGTGAACTGCTTGACACACCTAGCATGGTGTCAATCTACATGACGCTTCAGCTTCGGCTGACTCGTCTTACTACGAAATGTAATATGTTGAACTGCATGATCCGTGACTGCAATACTAAGGAAGACGTGTTAGCTATTACTTGGAATACTGAACTCACACAAGAGTATCAGGCTAGATATAACGAGATAGTTACTGTATCTATGGAAATCGCACAGGCTATGGCGCAAGCAATGATGCCACCGCAAGAAGAAGTTGACCCAGAAGAACCGGATGAAAACGAAGAAGAATAATGAAAATTAAATATTGTGAATTAAATTTATTATGATTAAAAGGAGACAATTGTTATGAAGAAGATTTTTAAGAATATTGAAGTACTTAATATTGTAGGTTTTATTAATCAAATGCCTAAAGAGAAGGCTGATGAACTGCCGTTAAAGTTTAGATGGAATCTCAAAAAGAATGTTGATAAGCTCCGCCCAATTGCAGAGTCTTATGAGAATTTCAGAGATGAGCAAGTACGTGAACTTCAATCCAAATGGTTTGACGAGGAACATTCCGAGGAAGTTGCACAGCCAAGAATTGGCGCTGATGGGAAACCGGAAGTTGACGAAGATGGTAATGAAGTTACGGAACAAGCTCGTAGAATCAAAGATGAGTTTATGGATGACTATAGAAAAGAAGTAAGTGAGATTAATTCCAAGCTTAATGAAATTGCTTATGAAGATAATGAAGTAGAAATTATTACGGCAGATTTTGATGCTTTAATTGATGCTCTTCCAGAAGACTCTAAGATTGGTTTTGATGATCTTACGATGTTAAGTTTCATGGATACTACGACTAATGTTAAAGAAGAGGCTGAGTAATTGGCCTCTTTTCTTTTTGAAAGGGGGTTGGTGACTTGGCTATAAAAATCAATAAAAATAATACACCGAAATATGCTAATGTTGATTGTTCAAATATACCCAAAATATCTAAAGAATATAATTGGGATAATGCAATTGGCGAAAAAGTACCGTATAGCTATATGTCAAAAAAAGGGGCAATAATTATAAAAGATATTATAAACTCCAAATTATTATTAGAATGTAATGGACGTTAGATGTTATATAGCACAAATAGTTTAATAAATGGTTAGATTATAAAATTAGTAAATGATACTGGAAATTAGGATCGAACGGTGCATGTATCACAAAAATATAATGTTGGCGATATTATTAAGTGCAATAATAGTTTATTAAAAATTTTGTCAGTTTCTTATCAAACTCTTAAAAATTCAAATAACAAAATACCAAAATATGGAAAAGTTTTTTATTAGGTTATGTGTTTTGATTGTAAGTGTATATATAGCAAATCACAATATAATTTCAAAAAAATTGGTTGCTCATGTTGCGCAAATAAGCTGGTAGTCCCAGGTATAAATGATGTTGTAACTACTGATCCATGGATGGTAGATTATTTTTAGGGCGGATTAGAAGAAGCGAAAATGTATCATAGTGGATCAACAAAAAAAATATATCCAAAATGTCCATCATGCAATAGAGTTCATGATAAGCAAATTTCAATTATTAATTTAAAAAAGCATGGGTTTCAATGTGTTTGTTCAGATGGTATTTCATATCCAGAAAAGTTTATGATTAATTTATTAGAGCAGTGTAATGTGAATTTTATATTTTAGCCTACAAGCACACATCTTCCTTTTGATGCAAAGAGGAAGAGATATGATTTTTTTCTTTTAGATTATTTAACAATTATTGAGACACATGGACGGCAACATTATAATGAAGATTCTCCAAATTTTAAAACAACAAAAGAAAAATAGAAAAAAAATGATTATGAAAAATATATTTTAGCAAAAGATTATGTCTTTGAATACATAGTGATTAATTGTATGAGATCAGATTTAGATTGGATAAAGAATTCCATTTGCAATTCAAAATTATTAAACATATTAAACGTGTCAAGTGAAGAAATTGATTGGGAAGAATGTTCAAGATTTGCAATGTCTAATATTTCAAAAACCGTATGTGATTATTATAATAACCATGATGTAACAATACAAGACTTATGTAATATATTTCATATTGGTAGCAAAGGTATTAAAACATATTTGAAGCAAGGCGCTGAAAATGGGTGGTGCAATTATTTGCCTACAAAATGTTTTTTTTCATCAAAACCATTTGAAATATATAAAAATGATGATTTTATTGGGTACGGTAAATCTGCAAAATAGATTCATCGCATTAGCAGAGAAAAATTTGGTTTAAATCTAGATTATAATGGTATAAGAAAATGTTTAATTGGTGAAACAAATTCTTATAAAGGATATAAATTTATATATATTTAGGATTACAAATTAAGGAGGGAGGTATTATGTAAAGATGATAGCAAAATCAATTGTATGTAATGGCCCTTCTCGTTTTTTAAATAAAGCGTATTTCAATGATTTATAGATTTCTGGGGCGGCAACATTTGCTTCTCTCTCATTATCTGGAAATTTATCTGTTGGTGGCACAAGTACATTAACTGGTAATACTACAGTTGGTGGGACATTGGGAGTTACTGGCGCTGCTACATTTTCTAGTGCTATTACTGCGAATAGTTCTACTACGCTTAAAGGTGCAGTTGAAATATATGGCAGTACACCATATATTGATTTTCATTTTGGTAATAGTACTTCGGATTATACTAGCAGAATTATTGAATCTACAAGTGGTACTTTATCAATACCAAAAAACCTTTCAGTAGGCGTATAGTTTAATGCTACGACTGGTGCGATAACAACATTGACAACAAACAGAACTACAACAAATGTACTTGATGTTGCTGATACTTTTTGGGCGCATGATTTTGAATTTGAAATATAGCATGTTGTTGATGGTATTATGAGAATCGCCCCAACGCTTAGATTCCCCACAAGATTTAATGGTGAAACATCGACTACAACTGCTATGTCATGTTCAAAATCTGGAAGTACATTAACAATTACCATTACCGATTCATCAATTTCAACATCTACTATGGCTGGAATTGTATGGTCGTCTGGTTCAAGAGTAAAGGTTAGCGGTAAGATTAAAGGTATCGCAACAGAGACCATGTCAGGAACTATATCAAATATTAGCAATGGTTCGCTATCTGTACAAGTAACTGGCGGAAACGTTGCTAATATTACAGCCACTTCTACATTGTCAGATTTTGATGATATTACAGTTATGGTTTATGAACGAAAAGATGGTAGTAATTATTTCCCAACTGGAATTTTGATTAACTGCTATGACTCTGCTAATCAATCTGCAACGATAAAAGTGTATGGTGGCACTTCGGCTACACCAAATGTTACCATTGGTAATCTCATTGGGTTATCATTCAATGGTACCGCGCTGCCCAGTGGTTCTCCGCTATGGGGCATTCATACAAGCATGGGTTATTTTGAAGGTGCGATTGTAAGCACTGAAGGTCAAATTGGTGGATGGACTATTGGTGCTAATAAATTATTTAATAACACAAATTCATTAACATCTACATCTGTTGGTATATATCTCGGTACTGACGGAATTAGAAATTATGCAAGTTCAACATAGTATGTTAATGTAACTGGCGGTAAAATAACTGCTCTTGGTGCAGATATTACTGGAGCGATAACTGCTAGTACTGGATATATTGGCGGAACATCTGGGTGGACAATTGCCGCACAATAGTTGTCTAGCGGTACGCTTGGATCTGACAATAGTATGTTCCTTGGAACCAAAAATCTTGGGTCTTCTACTTCAATAGCTGGAAGAGCTGGATCTGATTGGAGATTAACCGTTGGGTCTCATTTTGGTGTTACTAATGCTGGTGCTATATATGCTAATTCTGGAACAATTGGTGGTTGGACGTTAGGCACGAATGCTTTGACTACTGGTACATACGGTGCTGATAACAGCGTGTTTATTAGTAACACAAATATGTCATCAAAAGCTATTGCTGGTGCTACTCTTTCAACATGGCGCTTGACAATTGGATCTCATTTTGGAGTCACAAATACTGGTGCGATTTATGCAAATTCTGGAACAATTGGTGGATGTACTATTGATAACGGAACTTTAAAAGTACCTGCTGCTAATATTACTGGCACATTGTCGGTTGGAGCAAACAATGTTACAGGTCTCAATGATTTATTAGATTAGAAAGCTTCCGCTTCAGATTTTAGTGCGTTATCTAATAAGATAAATGCTATATAGGGTACGTGTAGCGCAAGTTATCAAAGCACTCGTGATAAAGTTGTGGATTGTAGTGGCTTTGATTTTTATGATGGTGCGTTAATAGCTGTTACATTTTCATCGTCAAACACTTATTATTCAAATAACAATAATACTGCTTCACTACGTTTAAGTGTTAATGGAACTGACTTGAGAGATGTTTGGGTTGACAGTGCCGTAACGTCAAACACAAACCAATTACTTTGGGCATAGGGCGCAATAATCACATTTAGATATTCCGGAAATGCTAATAGCGGTAAATATATTGTTGTTGGAGAACCGAGAAGTTGGTATGGTGCTTCTGATATCGCTGCAGGCGATCAAGTAAAAACCGATAATGTTACATCAATTACAGGCTGTGTTGTTTGCAAAGGTACAAGTGTGTCATTATCAATGAGGTATGAAAACACGGCAGACTATCCCAAATTGAATATTTCAGGAACTGGTGAGATAAATTTATATTCTGGCAATGATTAGTCATATAGGCCAAAAGCATCTAATGGGCGCAGTTGGACTAATGAAAGTACTGCGTCATTTGTATTTGATGGGCGATATTGGAGAATCGCAGAAACTTCCGGATTGTCAAAAGCATATACTGCGAATGTAAATGCTGTATCTGCTCTCACAAACGCTAATACTGCAGCTACAAAAGCTACAAGCTATATTACAGATATAACAAGCGATGGTGTGTTTGTTCACGAAAAAAGTAGTTCTGATGTAACTCCTACAACATCTGGGGTAAATGGTGTACATATTTCTAGTGATGTAAAAATTATTCGTAATGGTGGCGTAGTTGCTACATATGGTCCATCAATTATTCTTGGTAAATTGGCATCTGGTGTGGCTCATGTTGAAATAGACAGCGATTCGTTTGATGTATGTTTGGGTGCTACAACTGGTACTAATTCAACTAAACTTGCTACATTTGGTGCAACCGCTACTATTGGTGATATGAGTTCAAGAGGCGTATCAATAGATGCCAATGGATTTAAATTTAATAACGGCGGCACATAGAATTTCTTTATTGGCGTTGGAAGCAGACAAACATAGGTGCTTAGGTCTGGAAGTGGTACAGTTACAAATTCTTCTGCAAGTGTTACAGTTAATAATATAAAGTATTATAGAGTATCTGGCACATTACAATCATCATATAATGTAATAAGTGTTTTTGGCACATTAAGTGCCGCTACTGATTTAAATGGCGATGAAATGATGTTTGAACAGGCTGAAAACCCAGTAGATTTTGTTGTATAGAGTTCTAGTGGTACATATTATTTATATGTAAATGATAGATTTGAAAAATACTCAACATTCGAAGAAAGTATTACATACAACTATACTGTATCATCAACAACTACTACTGCTCCATATATGGTTTTCGGTAAATCGGCGTATAGTTCTCAAGTCATTGCAGGTGAAATGTCATTTGCTCAAGGCGATTCTTGTGTTGCAACTGGTCTTAATTCATTTGCTATTGGCAATAGCTGTGTTGCTTCTGCTCCTACTTCTTTTTCTGGTGGTATGCAATCCGAATCTAGTGGGAATGTCTCATTTTCATTTGGTACTGGATGTGTCGCCAATACTGTAAATTCAGTAGCAATAGGATGTAATGCAGTATCATCTGGCAGTTATTCTGTCGCCATTGGATATGGCGTTAAGTCCAATAAGTAGGGTGCTGTAGCTCTTGGGTTTAATACAACTGCGTCTGGCTAGTGGTCTACAGCTATGGGTAAAGATACAATTGCATCTGCTATGTGGTCTACAGCTATGGGAGCAGGTACAAAAGCATCGAGCTATTATGCAACCGCAATGGGTTCTGAAACTCACGCAGCTGGCAATGCTTCTATAGCTACTGGTACTGGCACACTTGCGAGTGGGCATTATTCTTTCGCTGGAGGCGATAACTCAAAAGCAGCTGGCACATATTCTTTTGCCATGGGTGTAAGTGCAAATGCAACTGGCAATTGTTCTACGGCTATTGGGAATTTTGCAAGAGCAATTGGAGATACACAGTTTGTAATTGGGAAAAATAATGCAACTGATAGTAATTCTGCGTTTATTATTGGAAATGGTAGCGGCAATACTTATTCAAATGCTCTCACAGTTGATTGGAGTGGTAATGTAACCGCAAGTGGTCATGTATATTCTAAAATAACCGATTGGAGTAGTCTTAATTTCAGTAATTCGGTTGCGTCGTCAGGCTCCGTGTGGGCGCACAAATGTGGGAAAATAGTGTGGGTGCATGGTTTTCATTACCTGACCGGAACCGGAGGCAACATAGTCACGCTGCCTTGGAATCCAATAGAAGATATAAGCATTCCGGTACAAGCAGACGCTAGTGGCGGTTATTTGTGTGGTTACATGGATTTAATTGTAGGCAATAATACAAATCCACTCCTAAAAACTGGTACTACAATGGTTGGTTATAACAGATACTCATTTACCTATATGACTAATGACACATGATTGGAGTAGTATATATGAAGAACATATTTAAAAACATAATTCTATTCCTTGTCTTTGGAGCAATCTATTGTGGAATGGAACTCATATGGCGTGGACATACCGATATTAGTATGGCTATTGTGGGTGGATTAGCAGCTACTATCATCGGTACATGGAATGAGAAGACAGAATTGAAGCTAATACCATAGTGTCTGCGTGGTATGTGTTTGATTACACTACTAGAAGGATGCTCTGGTTTAATACTTAACGTTTGGCTAAAATTATAGATATGGGATTACAGTAATATGCCTGGACAATTTTTCTGGGGACAATGCTGCCTTCCCTATTGCATATTGTGGTTTTTCTTGGCTGGCGTGGCGGTCTTTTTAGACGATTGGCTGCGCTGGCTTTTATTTAATGATTGATGAGTTGAACGGCGAAATTTTGGTCTCATAAGCCAAGACTTTGTCGTTCGGCTTTTAAGGATAAAAAGGAGTTGGTGTATTTCATGTAACAATCTTTGAAAGGAGTTGAGTTAAGATGAAATTAAGTGACATCTTATAGTATTTACATCAGAATTCATCTAACATTTTTTATATATTTTTATTTTCTTTAACATTTGTATAGGTAGCACCAATTCAAATTAACCCTTGGTCATGGATTGCTCGGAAATTTGGCAAAGCAATTAACTAGGATATTATAGATGAAATTGGTGATATTAAAAAAGATGTTGAGTAGATTCAAGTTGATAGAGCAAAAGATCGTGAAGCGTCAGACAAATATAAAACATCGCAACGGCGTAATAGGATATTGGTTTTTGCAGACGAATTAAGAATACACCGTGATCACTCTGAGGAATTGTTTAATTAGATTCTTGAGGATGTGGATGATTATGAAAAGTATTGTTTAGCGCATCCAGATTATAAGAATTCAAAGGCAACAGATTCTATAATGTTAATTCGAGAAGTTTATCATAAATGTAAAGCAGACGATAAATTTATTTGAGGTAATTATGCAAACAGATTATTGTGTTTATGCACACATAAATAAAAAGAATAGAAAGATGTATATAGGCATATCTAAGAATATTGAGAAGAGGTGGAGACCATCATCTTATTGCCAATGTAAATATTTTTATAGAGCAATATAGAAATATGGATGGGATGGTTTCGAGCATATCATAATTATTGATTCAATCCAGAGAGAAGTTGCATACGAATGTGAAAAAGAACTTATAAAAAAGTTCAATACAACTGATCGAGCTTGTGGATACAATCTTGCTCGTGGAGGTTCTGGTGGTGCAACGACACACGGTGAAGACCATTATTTAAGCAAATACGTATATCAGTATAACTTAGAAGGCTCGTTTATTAAGAAATGGATTAATGCTCAAGAAGCAAGTAAAATATTAAACATTGTTGTTTCAGATATTCATGCTATAGCAAGAGGATTGATAAAATAGGCTGGCGGTTATTAGTGGAGCTATAAGTATCTAGATAAAATGCCAGTTTATCCTGGACATTGGGGCTTAAATAAGAAACAATATCCACCTGTATATAAAGTTTCATATTCTGGGAATATCGAAGAAAAATATAAGACGCTTCATGATATTAGTAACAAACAAAGAATAATTTAGGATATCCGTTCTTGTTGTTATAAGAAACGTCTTTCAGCGTTTGGATATTTTTGGATGTTTGATTTTGATTACTCAAAAGAATACGTTGATGAATTGATATTGCGCCACAATATGAGACTAGAGAAGAAAATATGTATGTATGATTTATCTGGTAATTTGATTAAAGTGTTCGAATCAAAAAAGGAAGCATCTGATTATTCTGGATATAAACGAGGATCTATTTTACATGCTTGCGCCGCTTGTGATGGGTATCATCGTAATGGCAATTATCTCTGGTATTATTTAAATGATACAAATGGTTAGAATGTTAATCCATGGAAATGTAATAAAATTGATGATTAATGCTAAGACTATAATGCGATAGCTAGGCACTATAGTCTTTTTAAATTTTGAAAGGAGGGGCGTATGGTTAAGATAAGTAAAAATAACATCGTCTTGACTAGGGGTGATTCGCTCGTTACCAACGTCACTATCTATGATGACTCCGGCGAGATTTATACGCCCGGAGAAAATGACGTTGTTCGTTTTGCACTCAAAAAGACTTATGACGATGATAACCCCATAATTCTTAAGGAAATTCCAAATGATACGATGATTCTTCGGCTTGAATCTTCTGACACAAAGCAATTATAGCAGCCTGCTTCGTATGTGTATGATATACAGATAACGATTGACGATGGATCCCCGGAAGGATTTGTTTCAACTTTTATTTCTGGTAAATTTGTCACAAAAGAAGAAGTAGAATAATAAGGAGGTGTTTCTATGGAACTAGTTGGAACACTTTCTCTTGAAGATTTAAGTTTGGATGGTACTTTATCTCGCCCAGATGAATTATCTGGAAGTATAGATCGAGCAGCGAATGCTGCAGGTACTATATCAAGTTCATTTTATCGTGGTTGGTCAGCCTATGAAGTGGCTGTACATAACGGCTACACTGGCACAGAAGAAGAATGGCTTGCTGGTCTCACCGCCGATGATGCTACAAGCGAAATTCCAGGTATTATGAAATTGTATGACGAAGAGGGCGAAAATACAGATGGAGCAATGACATAGCGCTCCGTCACACATGCTATTAGAGATCATTAGCCAGATGCGATTTCGGCAGATGATCTTTTGGAAATATTAATATAAAGAAGGAGGTAAAACATGGCTAATTATCTGGACAAAACTGGTCTAGCCCTTGTTTGGACAAAGATTAAATTACTCCTTGCAGATAAAGTTGATAAAGTTGATGGTAAAGGTCTTTCATCAAATGATTATACTTCTGAAGAAAAAGCGAAGCTTGCAAATATTGAAGCCGGCGCAGAAGCAAATGTTCAATCAGACTGGAATGCCGTTTCTGGTGATGCGTTTATTATAAATAAGCCATCTATACCATAGGCTACTGCTGCCACTCCATTAATGGATGGTACTGCGGCGGTTGGTACAGCAGATACATTTGCACGAGCCGACCACGTTCATCCATCTGATACGTCGAAAGTAGATGTTGTAGCCGGAAAGGGATTATCCACTAACGATTTTACTGATGCGCTTAAAGAGAAACTTGATGGAATCTCGCCAGGTGCAACAACGAGTACTGGTACGGTTACATCCGTTGCTACTGGCGCTGGTCTTACTGGTGGCCCAGTTACTACTTCTGGCACAATTAAAGCGAATCTCAAGAGCGAAACTGCAGCGACATATGATAGCGATACACCATCGAATACTTAGTCAAGGTAGTATGCCGTTACGCCAGACAAGAGTGGATATTTATCTGTAAACGTACCGTGGACTGATACGACATATACTGCGGCTACTGCGAATCCTCTCATGGATGGTACGGCTGCAATTGGAACAAGCGCAAAATATGCAAAAGAAGACCATGTACACCCTAGCGACACGACCAAAGTGGATAAAGTCACTGGAAAGGGATTGTCAACCAATGATTTTACAGATGCGCTTGAAACAAAACTTGAAGGCGTTGCCGCTGGCGCATAGGTAAATGTAATTGAAACAATTAAGGTAAATAATACCGCTCTTACACCATCAAGTAAGACGGTTAATATTACAGTTCCGACCAATAATAACTAGCTTACAAATGGCGCTGGGTATTAGACGGCTTCAGAAGTTTCATCGGCAATTAACTCTGCAATTGGAGATCTTGAAGGAATTGAATTTGAGATTGTTTAGGAGCTTCCGCAGAATGGTGATAAGGGTAAAATTTATCTTGTTGCCAATACGGATCCTGCATCTAATAATACATACACAGAATATATTTGGTTAACATCATCTTCGTCTTATGAAAAAATCGGCACAACAGATGTTGACCTTTCTGACTACTACAACACAACTAACTTGGTGGCTATTACGAGCAATGAAATAGATACCGTTTGCACTTAATTAAGGGAGGACGGTGATTTTTCATGGCTAAATATTTAGATTATTCTGGGCTTTAGAGTCTATGGGCAAAAATCAAAGCCAAGATTCCGACAAAAGTCTCAGATCTTACAAATGATTCTGGATTCGTATCCAGTTCTGGTGTTACATCCGTTAGAGTTTAGGCGACAAGTCCAGTTTCATCAAGCACAAGCACCGCCCAAACATCAACATTAAATACCACGATTAGTTTGTCTGATGCATATGGTGATACTAAAAATCCGTATAGTGCAAAAACAGCCAATCATGTGCTTGCTGGGCCATCTAGCGGCAATGCTGCTACGCCAACTTTCAGAGCATTGACGGCAGATGATATCCCTACATTAACAAAATCAAAAATAAGCGATTTTCCAACAACTTGGGCGTTATCAAATATTACAGACGCTGATGATTTAAAAGCAATTGAAGCGTTGTCTGGTACGAGCGGATTGCTAAAGAAGACTGCCGCAAATACATGGACGTTAGATACAAGTTCTTATGTAACGAGTTCTGGCGTAACGTCAGTTCGTGTGTAGGCTACTAGCCCAGTCGTTTCGAGTTCTAATACTGCACAAACGTCCACTCTTAACACCACGATAAGTCTTGCGGATGCATACGGTGACACAAAGAACCCTTATGGTAATAAGAACGCCAACTTAGTTTTAGCGTCTCCATCATCTGGAAATGCCGCCGCTCCAAGCTTTCGTGCGTTAGTTGCCGATGATCTTCCTACTATGCCTATTGCTAAAGGTGGGACTGGTGGCACAAGTTTTTCCGCTGCAAGAACGAATTTAGGTGTTGGGAAAATATATTCTGGCACTTGTTCAACAGCCGCCGATGTCGCATTAAAAGAAGTTACTTGTGCTAATTTCGCATTGGAAAAAGGTGCAGTTGTCTTTGTAACTTTTGATTATACAAACTCCGCAGCAGTTGCAAACCTTCAAATGAATGTTAACAACACTGGAGATAAATCAATTAAGTATCTGCTTAATGCGGCCGATCCGGCTAATTTACCAGCTGTCGGCAATTTAAGAGCAAACCAAACATATATGTTCCAATATGATGGCACATATTGGGTTGCGAGTATTGAGTACAATTCAAATACAACATATTCTGCGATGAGTGTTGCAGAGGCTAGAACTGGAACCACTACCACTGCAAGACTTATTCGGTCAGATTATCTTAAGACTTTTCTGTCTACTCTTGGCGGTTCTGGATTGACGTTTACACATGATGCCACTGACGGTATCATATTAAACCACACAAATAGTGTAACTGCCAAAACTGCGGCTGCGTAGTCGGCAAAAACACTTACATGGGGCGACACATTTACAATATATGAGGAAAAATATGATACTGAAGGTCATATAACCGATGTTGCCAGTTATAACATGACGATGCCGTCAAATCCGAATACTGATGTAAGTGTTAACCAGACTAATACAACAACTGGCACTGATTACAGAATATTATTTAGCGGAACTGCTGATGATACAACTAGAGCGGAAGGTGCTAGGAAAAATACAAATTTAAAATATAGCCCAGATACTGGAACGTTGGCAACAAATACTATAAAACTGCCTACAAATACGACTGCTTACACTAATGGCATTCAATTTTATGATGGTAGTACGGAAAAAGGTTGTTTTGGTGTTGCTAGTAATGGTGTTTCTGGCGTTTATGGTGCTTCTAAAATAGTATTAAGACCTATATTAAATGCATCAACAACTGGAGTAGAAGTTATCAGTTCTGCTATGTATCCGACAGTACCAATTAATTTAGGTACTTCTGATAATCAATGGCAATATGTATATGCCAATACTTTCTATGGTGATTTGTATGGAAATTCCGCTGATGTAACGGAATTAAATGCTGATCAACTTGTTGTTAATGGTGTTGGCAGATTCGTTGGTGGTTTATACGGCAATCTTACTGGCAATGTAACTGGCAATGCTTCGTCTGCTACTGAATTTTCAGCGGCAAAGTCCGTTGCGTTAACTGGAGATGTCACTGGCTCTGCTAGTTCAACTGGTGGTTGGTCTGTAGCTACAACACTTGCTAACTCTGGCGTAACTGCTGGATCGTATGGGCAATCGGGGAATGCTTCTCCCGCTCATGGCGGTACATTCTCAGTGCCGTATTTCACAGTTGACGCTAAAGGTCGTGTGACATCGGCTTCTACAAAGACGATTACGCTCCCAGGGAGTGGCGATACTGATGTTAAAGTTACATAGACTATTACTACGACAAATGCTGGATATAAAATTCTGTTTAGTGAAACTGCTGATAGCACGACAAGAACTGAGGGTGCAAGGAAGTCTACTGAACTTCAGTACAATCCTTCAACTAAGGTTTTGACATCTACAAATATCAGTTCAACAAACATAACAAGCAGTTCTGCAAATATTACAGAACTCAATGTTGGAGATATTGTGTCTACTGGTGCTGCGAGCTTTACTAATGGGATTTATGGTACGTTAACCGGCAATGTTATAGGTACTGCTTCTAATGCTACGTCAGCAGATTCTGCGACAAAAGCCACGTAGGATGGAGACGGAAATACTATATCTTCTACGTATCTTAAATTGTCTGGTGGCACATTAACTGGTGATTTAACTCTTCAAAAAAGCAGTACAATCGCATCTAACTAGCCTTCTAGGATTATATTTAAAACAATTTAGACTGATAATAATTTAGCATATACTAGTGCATATATTGCCGCTTACGATGATCATGACACGGCATCAAATGGAACTAATATGGTTATTCAGTCTGGTGGCAACGTGTTTATAGGTGGCGGTGAAAGTCCTAGTGCGCTTTATAGTAATAAGTTCACAAATAGTACTGGTGAAAATACATATATAACAGCGGACACTGAAATTTTCGTACAATCTAATTGCGGTACTATTGGTAATCGTCTTGGGTTTGGTGTTAATACTTCTGGTAATATTATCCCCGTTAAAGCTGAAGCTGGGAACAATTACGCACAAGACATCGGAAGTAGTTCTGTGTATTGGAAATCGCTTTATACACGAATTATAAATCAGGCTTGGACAGATGGAACTCAAGTTGAGGCTGGCGGAGATAAGGGATCAAGTGCAAGCCCTAGATATCTTCCGTAGAAATGGTCATTTAATCATGGGCATAATCCTATAAACGGAGATACAATAATTATCAAGACTCCGGGTGCTGGACATTCTTATGGCGTATACTTATCTATGAATAACGGTACGAATTACTATCCGATTACCTTATCTGGAACCGGGAAATTGACCACTCATTTTCCTTCTGGTTCTTATATAATATTAGTGTTCGATAGTAGCAACTCAGCCGCATCAATATATGCTTTGGCTGGACAAGATAATACTACAACAGCAACTGTTACTGGTGGAACTTGGCGTGTATTTAACTATTATGATAGTGGTAATACAAACACTTTATTAAGAGTTTATGCAAGTTCTACCAATCTAAATGTTCCACTTATTGGACAAAACTCTGCAAACAGTGCAAATGCGACTTGGACATCATATACATCAAGTTACAAAGATTGGTATGGTGCAATCCCAAGCGATGATGCTAAAAGAGTAAAAATCAATTTATCAACTGGTGTTTTAACAGTTCCAAGTGGAATTTCTGCGAGCACTTATATATCAGCAAATGCCGCAAACTCCGGCACTGCCGGTGGTATAGCGTTATATGGTACAAGTCCTGCCTCTTATGGTATTGCCATGCGTAATACGACTAATGGTGGCACACATGGTTATGTAACTGGTGATTGGGCTATATATTCGTATATGTCTGGCGCAGGTGGCAGTGATATCACTGGATCAAATAATCGTGGATGGATTTTGAAAAATGTTACCAGATCTACTAATGTAGCTTCAATATCTGGTGCCGGCCATGCTACATTTGATGGTTCTGTCACAACTCCCATTATCGATGTTACCGATCTTACTGCTGGTAATGTTATAGTTACTGGTTCTGGAAGATTTACTAATGGTATCTATGGCGATTTAACTGGTACAGCCACGCAAGTTTCAAACGACCTTGTAATTACACTTGATGGCGGTACTACAGAAGGTACTGATAAGTTTACTTACAATGGTTCTGCGGCGAAAACTGTAAATATCACAGATACAAAGAATACCGCTGGTGCTACAAACTCTTCTGGAACGTTGTGGCTAATCGGTGCTGGTACAAAATTTGCCGCAAGTTCACAAACATATATGAGCCAATATTTATATTATTATAGAGGCTTGCACAGCGATGCATGGGATAATAGCGACAGCGATGAATCATTAATAGATCAAACGCCATCTAAAATAGAGCTGATGGTAGATTCTGATTATAATGATGATTTTGAGCAAAAGGTTGTAATATCTTATACTGGTGTAGTTTTATAGGGATCTCCTAGTGCAAAGATTGAATTAACAAACGAAGGCACTGCTACATTTACTGGTCTAGTCGCACCTACTAATAATTCTGATGCCGCCAATAAGAAGTATGTAGACGATACTGTTGCGACAGGTGTTGCGACTTGTGTTGTTAAACCTACTGCCGCTTCTACAAGTGGAGTGCCATATACTACATCATCAAATACTACGGTAACGTGGGGGACTCTTCCGGTTGGACAAGGTGGTACTGGTCAAACTTCGTGGACATAGTATAGTTTGGTTTACGCTTCTGCTAGTACCACGCTTACATCGCTTGGAGTTGGAACTTCTGGGTATGTATTAAAGACCAATGGCTCTTCTTCCGCCCCAGCTTGGGTTGCCCAATCTACACTTTCTGTTGGATCTGCCACTACTGCAACTAAGCTTGGATCTTCTACTGTTGGTGGCACTGATAGACCTATTTATTTATCATCCGGTACTGCTACGCAAACTACGTATAGAATGGCTGGGACTAATGCTACCGCTACTACTGCACTTGCGATAACTGATAATCTTAATACTGGTATTTGGTATGTAAATGGGACGAATAGCACAGATTTATATAGCCAAACCGACGGTGCGGCATATGTAAACAAATATAGCGACAACTGGATTAGCGAAATTTACCAAGACTATCGAACTGGTCAAATTGCACTGCGTGGTAAAAATAATGGCACATGGCAACCTTGGAGAAAAGTTTTAGACAGTGGCAATTATCAGAACTTTAATAGTTACGGCGAACTCAATGCTGGAAGTTTAATCGTAACTGGAACCGGTAGATTTACCAATGGAGTTATTAGCGATAAGATTGACACGCGAATCGTCAACCAAGCTTGGACAGATGGAACTATGCCGCAAACTGGCGGAGATAAAGGTGAAAGCGCAAATCCAAGATATTTGCCAACTAAATGGTCGTTTAATCACGGTTATAATCCAAGCAATGGAGATATAATTGTTATAAAAACACCGGGCGCTGGGCATTCATATGGTGTTTATTTGTCAATGAATAATGGCACAAATTATTATCCTATTACATTAAATGGCACCACAAGATTAACTACACATTTTGGTGCTGGTATGTATTTATTATTAATGTTTAATAGTAGCAATTCTGCCGCATCTATGTACGCCCTTGACGGTCAGAACAATACTACGACTGCGACAGTTACTGGCGGAACTTGGTGTGTGCTGAATTTTTACGATTCGAACACTAATACATTGCTTAGAACATATGCTAGTGGTACAAATATTAATGTCCCATTGCTTGCATAGAGTTCTGCAAATAGTGCAACGGCAGCTTGGACTTCATATACAACAAGTTATAAAGATTGGTATGGTGTAATTTCTAATGATGATGCTAAACGTGCAAAAATCAATTTGTCAACTGGTGCTATGACAGTTCCCGGCGGAATCACAGCAAATCTTGTCGGTACAGCAAGTAGAGCCGTGGCTGATAAAAATGGCAATGACATCTATGACTCATATATAAGGGCTGATGATTTGCCATCAAATTTGTATTTATATTTATCTGGTAATACATTAAGACTGTACTATGGAGAGGATTACATCTCAACCGTCACGTTCCCGCTTTATAACGGAGGTGTATCGTAATGAGTACAGTAGTTCAATATAATGGCAGTATGATAGCAGATATTTCAAACACTTATGTGCCATACAAAACATTATTAACCGCAAATACATATGCGTTAGACAATATTAAATTTACAAACTATAACACGGATAGGACTGATTTGTGTTAGCCAAAAGACGTTGATTTTATCGACTTCGATGGAAGGCTCGTATATAGCTATACCAAGTCGGAGTTTTTGGCGTTGAGTGCTATGCCAGCCAACCCATCATATCCACATCTCGTTGCTCAAGGTTGGAACTGGACACTTGCTGATGCTAAAACTTTTGTTCAATAGCATGGCGCATAGGTAATTGGTCAAAATTATACGACTGATAGTGGAAAGACGAGGATATATATTACAATCTCCAATGATTTAGTTGAAAGTGGCTATTCTACTGTTCCGTTATATATTAATGTTCCTGGTACTGGCGGAAAATTTGATATCAATTGGGGGGACGGAGCAACATCTGAAGGATTGACCGCTGGCACTAGTAGCAATCCGTAGGATACACATAAACATACATATACAAAAGCTGGTGATTATGTAATCGAAGTAACTGTAACATCTGGTAATATCCGTCTTGGTTATTGGGGATCTAATTATTCAGTTGTAGGGAATGATTTTAAATTTCGTATGGCTGTCTCAAGAGTCGAAATTGGCAATGGTGTTTTTGGGATTTGCAGAAACGTATTTAACGGTTTTCATAACTGTAAATACGTAAGCATTCCCATTACATGCTGTTAGGACAATGATACTGGCACTGACCCAATGTTTGCTGGTTTGAATTTTCGCGGAATTGTTATGCCATCTGGAACGCCACCAATAAACAGAGTATTTGCTGGTAATGGTGGCTCATTTGATTGTTGTAGAATGAAATATGTTTCTTTTCCTAAAACATTAAAATATACCACTGTAGTTGATGGAAATGTATGGTCGTTGAAAAAATTTATACTTCCAGATTATGATAACTCAACTTTAAGTATCTCATTTGGATATGCAAAAAGTCTTACGCATTATATTGTTCCCGGTACATATACTACCATTAAAACCAATGCATGTTGTGGAAGTTAGATTAGTTCTCTCACCATCCCAGCGTCTGTTACATCTATAGAAAATGGCGCATTTAATAACAACTATAAATTAATGGAGGTTCATCTGCTTCCAACAACTCCACCTACACTTGCAAATTCTTAGGCTTTTACTGTGGGCGCTCCAGCTGGTAGAATCTATTACGTTCCATATAGTTCAAATCATAGTGTGCTTAACGCATATAAAACTGCATCGCAATGGAGCAACCTTGCAAGCCAAATATAGGAAGAGCCACAATAAAAAGGGGGTGACGGATAATGAGTGTATATGTAAGTTATGGCAACGATTTAATAATTGAGGATGCATATAATTAGACAAATACTCTAACAACTGCTGGCAAATGGCTTGAACACGATATTACATTTGCTGATTCATCTAGCGGCAACAAATGGGATTTATGTTAGCCAAAGGATGTTGATTTTATAGATTATGATGGAAGATTATTGTATAGTTACACGGTTGATGAATTTTGTGCATTAAGTGCATTGCCAGCAAATCCTTCAATAAACTCAGTTTGGGGACTTACTGCACAAGGTTGGAATTGGACGTTGGCTGATGCGAAACCATTTGTTCGTCAGTATGGTGGTTTGGTCATTGGGCAAAGTTACACAACAGATAATGGTAAAACTAAAATATACATTACAATAGACAATGATTTTATTAATAGTAGCGATCCCAATATTGGAATAAGCGTAAATATACCAAGTTCAGCAACTTGGGCGATTGATTGGGGTGACGGTACATCTTCTGGAGATATAACACAAAGTACATCACGCTGGGATGCATCGAATTCTGTTCATACGTACACTACTCCCGGAAACTATATCATATAGATTTAGGTAAAATCTGGCAGTATTCTTCTTGGGCAACCATAGGCAGATGGATACTGGAGAACCATTGTTAAAGATTTTGATTTGCATAAATTAACCGTGAATAAGGTTGAAATAGGGACTGGAGTAGCTGGTATTTGTAGATGTGCATTCTATGAACTTACAAATTGTAAATCAATAAGCATTCCAACGACATGTACATAGTTTGAAATATCTGACAATCAAGCGCATGCGATGTTTAGCGGTATGTCTCTTACTGGACTTGTTTTCCCATCTGGTGCTAATGGCGGTAAAGCTCCAATTGTTTGTACAAAAGGCAACGATTGTATGTCGCTTAAATATATCTCTATACCAAAATCAATGGATGGATTCCGCATAAGGGGTAATTAGTTACGATCATTGCGAAAGTTGGTATTCCCAAGTTACAATTCAAACACAAATCTAGATGCCGCACTATATAACGCAAGTATATGTACGCATTATATCGCTCCTGGGACTTATACAACAATTCCTGCTGATACGTGTAGGGAAAGTATTATCAAAAAGCTTATAATTCCAGAAACAGTAACTACCATTAATGATACAGCATTTAGATATAATGGTGCTTTAAAAGAAGTGCGTATGCTTCCAACTACTCCGCCTACTATATATAGCAATACATTTACCGGCGGCCCATCTGATAGAGTTTATTATGTCCCATACAGTGCTGATCATAGTATATTAAATGCATATAAAACGGCTAATATATGGAGTACGTTTGCGGATTAGATTGTAGACGATCCATTATACACTACTAATGGTTTAGTCGCATATTGGAATATGTCAAAATATTAGGATGGATACACTGGTTCAATAACTGACGAAGTGAATAATCTTCCAATTATAGTAACTGGTACTGGTCTTGAAACAATTGCTAATTATGCTCCGTGGGGTGGCATTCATGATGGAATATTTTATTCTGCTGGCAGATATTCAAGTGGTACAAAATCTGTTGGTTTAAGAGTTCCAAATGCTGCAGGTCTTGGGTCATATCCTCAAACGTATGAACTATATGGTATTGCTCATACAAGCATATATATTTATTCAGCTACTGAGGCATATAGCGCACTCAGTGGGAGTACATATTGGGCGTTCCTAAGTGGAAGATATACGGATACTGCTGGAGAAAACCCAAACGTCAATGGTATCAATATACTGATAAATGTGGATATGAACCAGCTAACCATTGCAGGAAGTGCGCAAACAAACCGTATATCAGATGAGATTCCAGGCGGTATACCGATGCGAACAAATCTTGATGCTACTGTTACTACAAAGACGCATCTTGTGGTTTGTCTAAGTCAGAATCCCGCAGTTGAGAAAATCTACTATAATGGCTAGTGCATACTTTCTGGAGCATATAGTCCAGTTGGTCTGCCTGGAACAAATGCACTTGAGGTCAGCGGTATGCACTGTGCAAAAATCAGAACATACAATAGGGTTCTTACAGATGAAGAGGTTGTTAACAATTATGTCGACTGTTTGATGGGTTAACAAGGAGGAACAATTATGAACGGAATTAATATTTACAGTATTGTAGTCACAGTACTGATGGTGATTTTTGGATTTGTATCGTCTTACATTAAGACGAAGAGCAATCTTATCAATAAAGCCGGAGATTTTATCAACAAGGCAGAAGAAGATTATAAAGAAGTAAGCAAGGCCGGTTAGTACAAGTTCGAGTGGGTTGTGGAATCTTTATATGGATTTGTCCCGGCACCAATGAAGATGTTCATTACTCGGCAGATGATTTCAGAAATTACGCAAAAAGTTTTCGATTAGGCTGCTGAATACGCAACAATGCAACTTGATAGGGTTGTAGAAAACTTTGTAGATTAATAACTAATCAGAGTCGCTTCGCATAGGGGCGGCTCTGAATTTTTAAAGGAGGAACGTAAACAATGAGTAATAGTACTTTAGTTAACTACACAAAGCTCAGTCCTAATCACTCTGGTCAGAGGAAATATGCAATTAACAGAATCACTCCGCATTGTGTTGTTGGTTAGATGTCTGTCGAATCGATGAGTGCATGGTTTGCGAAAACCTCTGCTTAGTGTTCTTGCAATTACGGCATTGGTTCTGATGGGCGAGTTGCAATGATAGTTGAAGAAAAGAACAGAAGCTGGTGTTCTTCCAGCTCTGATAACGATAATCGTGCTATTACGATAGAGTGCGCATCTGACACAACGCATCCATATGCAATTAACAGCAAAGTATATAATAAACTTATTGATTTATGTGTAGATATCTGCCGCAGAAATGGCAAGAACACACTGCTTTGGTTGGGTGATAAGAATAAAAGCTTGAGCTATACACCGAAAGCAAATGAGATGTTAATAACTGTACACCGTTGGTTTGCAAACAAGGCATGCCCTGGCGATTATATCTATAGCCGTCTTGGGACAATTGCCGCAGAAGTAACAAAGAGACTTGGAGGTTAGGTTACACCAGTTGAGGATATTAAATATAAAGTAAGACTTACTTGGGACAATGCATCTAGCCAAAAGGGGGCGTTTGTATACTATGATAAAGCCGTTGAATGTGCAAATGAAAATCCGGGATATACAGTATTTACATTAGATGGTAAGGCACAATATACATCGAAGGGCTTACCGGCGATAGCCACCGTAATTGCAAGCCAAAATAAACAATCAAGTCTTGCACTGTTGGCTACCCTTCCAGACTATAAAGGTCTGCCGAATTCTCAGCAAGATTATATTGATAAAGTCTCATACATTGCAGTTAAGCTTTATCCGTATACGAGAATCCTTCCTTCTATTGTTATTGCGCAAGCATTTCTTGAGAATGGCGGTGGGACGGCGCAAGATGCGATTGAACTGACAAAGAGAAGTAATTTGATTGGGCAGAAGGCCGATCTTATTAACTCCACTTGGCAAGACCAAACCGTTTGGGATGGCACTTCTTTTAGTAAGAGAACACCGGAAGTTTATGGTGGAGTTCCTACTACTGTCACTGCTGCTTTTAGGGTATTTCCAAACTATGCATATTCGATTCTTGATTATGAATTATTCTTGACACACGTAAAAGCGAACGGCACATATAAGTATCGTGAAGTTGTTGGTATGACGGATCCTCAAGCGATGATTACTGTCATCCACAAGAAGGGTTATGCTACTGGCACTACTTACACTACATCAGTAATGAGAATTGTTAACCAGTATAACCTCACTCAGTATGACAAGAAGGCGATTGCCGAACTTCAATCATCTGGGTCTGCTACGACCTCACCAGACACGAATAATGCCACCTAGAAGCCATCGTAGACATCTACCCAGACAAATAGTCAACCGACTACGTAGACTGGCAAAACGACCTACTACCGTGTCCAGGTAGGGGTGTTTACGACAACCAGTGCGAGGGACAAACTGATCAAGAACATTAAAAGCAAACTCGGCTTTGACTGCTTCTATGAAAACATTAATGGTTCGTACTACACGTACTGCGGATCTTTCCAAAATAAGAGTGTTGCTGAAGAAAGAGTTAACAAGCTGAAAGCCAAGGGCTTCAGTGCATTTATAAAGGCGGTGAGTTAAATGGCAGAAAAACATTTGAATGAAAAGTTTTTAGACGCTTTGAAGTATATGGACAGTGAGCTTAAAAAGGATATTGCTGCAAAGAAACCATGGAAATATACGAATACCAAAAAGAGATATCCGACTTTTGAGAAAGCTCGCAAGATGAATCGGCTGACGAATTGCGTTTCCGGTGTATAGATGGGATTCTTCATGGCTGGACTGCCAGCGGCGACAACGCACTGGTATGGTTCAATGGGCAAGATTGTTTACACATCAGCAGCAGGAAAAGAAGCGGTTAAAAAGTATTTTGACATCATCAAAGTCAACGACACTGTACTTAATCTGTACACGAAAGGCAAGCTTTGCGATGGTGATGTTTTGATTTATGCAAACATGAATCATACTAACGCCTACATTGGCAACAAGAAGAGCTTCGATTCTGGCCATGCATATGCTAACGGCAGCGGTGAAAGTGCGGTGTTTAAGAAATGGATTGGTGGATTGGCGCATAAATCTGCTAAAGTTGCAATCATTCTGCGGCTAAAAGATAGGGCGCATTATCGTGTCCAGGCTGGTGCATACAATGACATCAACAAGTTTAATGAACAAGTCGCATTATTAAAAAAGAAGGGTTATAACTCTTCTAAGCTTGTTGAGGACGGAATGTATAAGGTACAACTTGGGTATTTCAGCGGCAAAACAAACGCTGATAAACTCTGCGCTGAATTGAAATAGAAAGGAATATCGGCTTTCGTCCGAGAAGTGTGATTTAACGATGGAAAAACGAGAGGTATATCTGGATAATGCTGCCACAACCGCAGTACATCCAGAGGTAATTGAGGCAATGACTTTGTGTCTCAAAAACAACTACGGCAATCCATCATCAATGTATCGCTATGGTGACATAGCAAGAACGCAAATCAATGAAGCGAGAGAAAAAATAGCGCAGACGCTTGGATGCTTACCATCCGAGATTTATTTTACATCTGGCGGATCTGAGAGTGATAACTGGGTGATCAAAGGCGTGGCACAGAAGTTAGAAAGCTACGGCAAGCACATTATTACAACCGCAATCGAGCATAAGGCTATACTAAAGTCGAGTAAATGGCTTGAGCGCCAAGGCTTTGAAGTTGATTATGTCCAACCAGACGAAAGAGGATATATTATTCCGGCAGACATCGAAGCGTTGATTAGAGATGATACGATTCTTGTGTCAGTCATGACGGCTAATAATGAGATTGGTACACTGCAACCCATAGCTGAAATCGGCAAAATCTGTGAGGAACATGGAGTTTTATTCCATACTGATGCGGTGCAAGCATATGGGCATATCAAAATGAATGTCGAAGATTTGCACGTATCACTGCTCTCCGCTTCTGGTCACAAGTTTCACGGCCCAAAAGGCGTGGGATTCCTTTACATGAAAAATGGAGTTAATCTTCCACCGTTAATTCATGGTGGTGGACAAGAAAGAGGACTTCGTGCCGGAACTGAGAATGTACCTGGAATTGTTGGCATGGGAGTTGCGGCCAAGATTGCTAACGATACGTTAAACTCTGGTCAATATATCGCTTCACTAAGGGATCACTTCATCGAGCGAGTTATCAACGAATTTTCTGGAGTTAAACTTAACGGTAGTTTGATTAATAGACTGCCAAATAATGTCAGCTTCTCATTTGACAAGATTGGAGCGCAAAGTACTGTTGCTCTTCTTGCTGAGATGGGTGTGTATTGCTCCGCTGGTTCGGCTTGCAATAATGGCGATCCGGATCCTAGCCATGTGCTTATGGCAATTGGATTAACCAAGGATGAAGCGCAGAGTACGCTAAGATTCACTCTTAGTCAATATACGATGATGGAAGATATAGATTATACGGTCGAAATGTTAAAAACCGTTTTGGAATTATTGAGATGAAATAGAGGACGGAACAGGCAGCCGTCACGCCTTAATGGTCTTGAAGAGATGTGGGAACTGTCAACCCACCTATTTTATCTAGTGGGGATTACCTGATAATGGTAGTCCCCATTTTTTACGCCTCAGTTTTGTCGAAATTTTAGACGGAAGTTTCAGTAACCTAAAAATATGTCGATAACAATTATGGAGTTATTGATATATTTTTACGTTATTGAAACAACAAAAAATGATGCCATTTGGGTCATGACATCATCATTGGCAATATATCCAGCGTTCCTTTCCGTGTGCTTTTTGTGTGCCTACGCTCAGAAACCCTTGATTTTACATGCGGAAGATGGGACTTGAAGTAAGATTTTCCGCACAGTTGACACGTTTTCTTATGTGCTTTGTGTGCCTAATTTAAACTTAAAATTCGCAAGCATTTTATCTTCCACATCCGTTACTAATTTTTGCTTTGTTTCCGTATCTAGTATGTCGTATGTGTAATGGTTGTCGTTAACTTCTGCGGTATTACCAATGATGCTCCCAGCTATTACTGCCGATGTGCCACTTCCTCTCATATAAGAGTTAAAAGTTCTTCTGATGGTGTGAATGTTTTTAGATATTGGGAATCCAAGTTTCTTCGATGCCTTAATCATATAGTCTGACAGATTTCTTGTGTGTAATTTCCCAGAGTTGGTTGATATAACAAAATCTTCGGTGCAGCCATATTGACCTTGTAGCTTCTTCATATCATCCAGAAAATCACGTAAACCATCTGTTATTGGTATAGTTCTATCCTTTTCTGTTTTGGTATCTGCCATGTAATACTCTTTCGTGATTTGGTTATACTTTTCTGATTCACAAACATATATGGAATTGTTTTCGATGTTATCCCATCTCAATCCACATATTTCTCCGCTACGCATACCAGTTAACAATGCAAGTCTTACTCCGTATGGCGACAAACAAGTTGGTCTTTCTGTCACATCTTTATTTAATCTGTTTATCAGCTTGCCAACCTCTTCATTTGATAGCGTTCTATATGCTTTCGGCTTTCTTGTTTTATTATAGAATCTATCAAATTTCTTTATGTCAACCAAATCGCATGGATTCTCATCTTTTAATATCCTTCGATCCATCACTGCACTACGAAATACGCCCTTGATACATCCAAACAAGTCTACACCAGCTTGTCTCTTTAGATTAAATTCTTTGATTGAATTTATCACAAAGACTTCAATCTCATGCGGAGTCATTGTTAGGATGTTCATTTTTGAGAACTTTCTGCCAGCGAAGAATCTTCTCCAATCCGCCTCATACTTATATATGGTATTTGGATTTCTGCCGTATTCTTCTTGCATCTCCAACCATCTGTCATGAGCCTGGGAGAAAGTGTATACTTCGTTGTCGTTGAAACGCTCTCCTCTTTCGTAGTATTCAACTATAACATCCTCAAGTTCTTCTTTCGTAGCACGATGTCTTTGGACTATACCATTGTCACCATCAAATCTTGTAAACCACCGCCCTCTCTTTTGGTTATAAGTAATGCCGTATGGATGTCTTTCTAGTATCTTCTTCCTTTTATCCATATCAATCTGATGCTGGATATATTGCAGGTCGATTATACCATTGTCTAGTGCATATTGTAAAATATCGTTTATGTCTATCATCTCCTTATTAAATCAGCGGCCAGTTTCCCAGCCGCTGTGACTCTAGTTTTCAAGCCCTATTTATGGCAAACTCCCACAGGGTGGATAGGAGGGTGGTGGATAGTGGGAGTTTTTACGCTATTTAGTCCCATCCCCATTTCTCACCGTCTGATATAAACTTCGCAAAACCTTTGATACTTTCTGGGGACGTTACTTCCTTCCAGTGTTCGATAAATTTGTCTGCATTTTGTTCAATGTTTTTTAAGAGATCGAATGGCACTTGACATTCTATGAATTTGTACCCAGGCACTTGCTTCAGCGATCCAGATACTTCAATCCAATTCCAACCGTACCATGTGTACCTTGCCTCTTCAAAATCCTCGTCATTTTTCATCCGCTCATTAATTCGTTTAATTAACGCTTCGGCTAATTTCTTTTGCTCTTCTGTCATAATATTCCTGTGCTCCCAAAACCGCCTCGTTTCATTCCGTATAGGCTTTCGATTTCAACAAATTTAATTTTTGGCTGATTCTCAACAACTCTAAACTGGCAGACACGATCATTAAGATGAACCATTGTGCCTTTTCTGCCATCAATAAAATCTCTTCCTTGCAAACAGAACACAGCCCACTTCCACCTATCTTCGTTAGAACAATACGAGTTATCAATTATCCCTACATGGTTTGTCTGGATTAATCCGTAATGCTTAAATGTGCTACTTCTAGGCACTACGTGAGCTTCATAACCTTCTGGCAATTCTACTGATATGCCAAGGTCGATTAATGCTGATTCACCTTCTGGTATCCAAACATCTTCGGCAGCACGTAAGTCTATCCAATCACTCCCCGGCACTTGTTCCGGCGTTATCAACCTCGGATTGTGTTTCTTTATATATATGTTCATTGTCTTTTCTTACCTCTCTATTCTCACATGGTATACACACACCATACCAACGCCACTTATCTGAGTAATCACAGTAAACTTTTATCCTTGCTGGATTCTCATCATCAATAGTTGTGCAGTGTACGCAGTTCTCGCAATCTTTGCCACAGATAATCATTGTCATGATATTTTCTCCGCATATTGGTTTGGCGACGTTAAAAATACTCCAAGTACTGCATCAAAGTATTTATCTTGATTCGGAATAAATCTCCCAAATTTGATTATTATATTCTGGAATTTCTGCAACTCTTTTATTGATAATTTAATTTCTTCTTTTGTGTATCCAGTATAAATTACAATTGGGTCTAGGCAATTATAATCTTTTCTAAGCGTTGATATAAATATGTATAAATCCATGAAACTATCAAATGGCTCAAGTCCTTGACATACAATAGACTTTGAAATTGGGTTTCTTAAATATCTTTTACATAAATTATCAACATCGATTCCAATATTTTTAGCCTTAGCCAATTCAGAGTTTTGGCAGATTTTTTTGCCAAATTCTTTTTCGCATTTAAAACTACACATCGGGAACATTAATGTCATTGATGGGACTCTGTAATTAACAAAGTCCTCATCAATAATACCTTTAAGCACAATAATATTTTCGTATGGCTTATCTAGTGCCGATTTCTCAATCATTGCATTATCCCATCCTTTAGCAGCACGTTCATCCATCTTCGCCTATCGAACTCCCTTTTTCTAATCTTCTGGTAACTGCTAATAGGTGTGTAAAACCCAACAACTCTTGCATATGTATCTGCTACTGGCTCGCCGCAAACTGGGCAATTTTTCTCACTAATGAATGCGTGTTTGTTCTTGCACACACTAATCTTTGTTGTAAATGCGAAGTAGATAACGCCCTGTGAAGCCACGTAGTTGAGCATATCCCAAGCAGTTTCTTCGTTGGGGAATCTGTTCTCAATATTGATGTGAGCAATGCATCCACCGCCACACTTCTTGTCAAACAGCGAACCCAATCTGCACTTTTCTTGAATAGTACATTTCTCCATCAGCGGAATCCACTGGTTAGAGTAAATGAAGTACTTGTTCTGCTCGTACAAGAGATTATCAGCCTGGCAAATCACACCGGCGCAGTTTTCAGCCGGAATCATTTCGATATTGTACGTGAAGTCACACTCAAAGTTATCCTTAACTTCATTCATTACATCAAGGATATTTGTGGCGAACTCAACGGCTTCATCTGAGTAACTCTTGCAGCCAGCTTCATCCGTGTTGATCAGCCCAAAGAGATCCATCACTTCGTACATTCCAATGCCGCCAATTGTACAGAACTGTTTGTCTAACTCAACGGCACCGTCTTGATAGTTGGGAAGAAGTCCTTTCTCAATATTGCGCTTGATAATATGGCGCATTGAATATAAGGCTTTGCAATCAAGCAGTACACGTTTCTTCAGAATCTGAAGGTATTTCTTCTGGTTGAACTCGCTCTCGTATGCAATTCTCACCAGATTGATTGTGCTTACACGGCAAGAGCCTACAGAAAGCGCAGTACCACCAATCGAGTTAATGAACGCATCAAGCTTTTGTGTATCAGAGAGAAGCCTACAACAGTTAGAAAGAACGCCTACATTGTCGGATACGAAGAAGTTGCTATCAGACCAACGCATATTGTGGTTGGAACACCATCTGGCGAATGGTTCATCAACAAACTTCCCATCCTGATATAACAATGAATATGTCAGCACAGGATATGTAAACATATTCTCTTCACGAACCTTGCTAACCACTTCCATAAATGTCTTCTGGCATTCAATCAAATCTTCGATGTGATCAATCGCCAATGTGCCGTCCGGAAACTCTACTCCACCAAATAAAGATTCGAGATACGGTCTGTCGAAAATTGAAACATTGGTAAATGCAGACTGATCGATTCTGAGGAACGGCTGATTTAATCTATAGATAATCTTCTGGAATTGCTGACGAAGATAATAGTCAGGATCCTTCATGTAATATCCATCTTCGACATCTTTTTTCCAGAAATACCACGCCCAAATCAATATGTTCGGCATACCAACGGCACCGGATTGACGATTGCTAAGGAAAGAAACGAATTCAATAACATCGTCAAAATATGTTGTAAGGTGCTTTGGAGGCTGATTGTTATACGAAATTGCCCTCTCAATATGTGTCTCTCCGGTATCGTGGTCATAAACTTCACAATCACGGTTTAAGAAGAAAAGACCTTCATTAGCCAATCTTGTGAAATCATTTGCCCAACAATATGGGAAGTAGCTTGCAGTGGTGCTGTCATTGAGATAGAATCCACGGCTAAACTCCTGTTCAAGCCACTGTTTAGCCGTTCTCAATCCCCACTGTTTCTTGATTGTTGTAAAGATTTTATTTAATCCAAACAACTTATCTTCGCTCTTCGCTTTTTCCGTCATAAAACTGCGGATGTCACGATGATTAGCATTAGCGTTTGGATCAATACTCGCATCTGCAAGTGTGTCATGACCAACAAAATTATCAATAAATTCGGAGAAGTCAAGCTGACTGGCATGAAGTCCGTTAATATACTCAAAATCCTCTCCGTATGTCTGCTTTAACTCTTCAAGATACCGCTCAAAATCTTTCGAAAGCTTCAGCTGAATTTCCATAAATCACCCTCCATTTTGTCTTGCCCACGTAAGTGCATCTTTAAATTTATAAAACTGACCATCAACACTTAGTTGAGGCGCTTCTGTTAACCCAAGTGCTTGCATTTCATCTATCGAGGTAACCTCAGTATATTTAATATTTTTTTCTGTCATAATCTTCTTTAATAACTTGCACTTTGGGCATCCAGTTGAATACAAAATTATTTCCACCGCTTAATTCCTCCCGCCATAATACTTATCTAAATCGTTACGTATTGCATAAGCTTTCTTAAGATGCTTATTAATCAAATCTTCAAGTTTCCTCATTGCTGACTGCATATACCGAAGGGCGCGAGAATATCTTCTCGCCATGCGAAGATGGTCTTTAAGATCAAGTTTTGCGGCTGCTATATCAATACCTTTTTGTTTATCGAATGTATCATCTTTGCTACAAATGGCTTTTGAGTAAATATAACAATCCTCATCAGTCCTATCATCGAAGGTAACGTAGTATGGCAAAACTTCCCACTCTTCATCTGTAAATATTGCAGATGTTTCTTTGCTTAAGCTACGCTTTTTGGCTTTCCCAATGACCGTTCCGTTTTCTGGGATAATCTTGAAATACTTGCCGTCAACTCTTTTAACTCTCTCCATAAATCTCCTCTCCTGTGTATGCGCCATAAGGTCTCAACTCTTTTAACAATCTAATTTTTAATTCTTCATTGGTATCTGGTACTGGACAAACCTTTACAATGTGGTTTGCGAGACTAAACGCACCAAGATATGAACATCCATCTACTACATATCGTCCAAATTTAAGATCAACATCGAATGAGTCTTGATATTTCTCAAAAATTTTTACAACATCCTCAACATCTCTAAATTGGAAATTTAAATATATATCCATAATCACTCCATAAAATAATCTCTGATGTAATCAACTGCCTCAGTGATTTTTTCAAACACCACATCGCAATCAACATCCACCAACCATGAATATGCATTATCCGTGTCAAAACCTATAATTGGTATCTGATTATCAACGGCAAACTGTAGTTCTTGTGCAGTGCCTGGACTGAAATTCGTGTTGCTCAGATTGCACAAAACAACATCGCACTTTTTAATTTTATTCATATAAAAGGCTTTTACTTGCCTATGCGATTTTTGTTTGTTTTCTGCATAAGTGAAATAGCTAAGTGGATTAACCACTTTAACAGAACAATCCTTCCATTCTGCCGCTTGCTCTATCATTTTCGTGGCTTGATCTCTCCACATCTTCCCCTCATCTGGTACGTTCTTACACGCTCCAGCAAGATAAATATATAATGTTCTCATAAATTACTCCGTATACGCTAATGCGTCATCTATCTGTTTCTTATCATTAATGTGCTTAATCAAATGGGTTGCATACCATATAACTTTCTCAAGATCTTGTACACCGTTTTTATGTTTCCAACGGCAAGCATACTTGATGATATTGCCAGTATCTGTTGCCTCAATTCCGTTTAATCCATCGGTAAAAGCTTCGATAACATCTATCACTTCAAGTCCAGATTTGCTTTGATAATGACTCGGATGAGATACCAATGGGTCTTTACTTTCGTATAAGCTAGTCATTACAATTCTCCTGTCATCGTGTACGTAGCTAATCCATCATCATTTTCGCTATGTACTTTGATATCTTTCACATCACACAACTTTTCAGTAACCGTTCTAAATCCATACCGCTTTGCCCATTTCTTATTGATTCGTTTCTTGCGATGTTTGCGACATTGCACTTCTTTAATTGTATATAAAGTAAATGGTGCGGCATATCGAACGCCAAGAATATCTTCAAAATCGATATTGGTGTTGGAAATATCAGCACCAAATGTCATTGGACTACTAAAATCAGTTATCACGATACTTCTTCAACTCCTCTTGAAATTTGTCAGTCTTATCAAATCCGCAGCCAAACATCTCCGGGCAATGACCTTTATATACGCACTCTCTCACCATACATGATGCAAGTTCCGGTTCAACCTTGGCCACTTCATCTTTGACCATTTGCCATGCTTCTCTCGTTTCTTTGGCTGCGCAATTACATAGACGTTTGCGACTTATATTGATTAATGCCTGGGCGTTGGCATACATCACATAGTCAATAAGGTTGTTTTGCGGCAGCTCTTCACGATTTATTCCAGTGCGATCCGTGCGTTGAGTAGACACAAAGTGGCAAACACCGACATTGTGACGAACCAAATGCATCACAATCCAGTACTTAATATCTGAAAATCGAAACATAAAATTCAATAGGCGGATGGGCGAATGTTCGGCTCTAAGAATTTTTAATTTCCACTCAGAATCTGGATATTTACCAGTACGTTTACCAACCGTTGTCATTGTGGCATCCTTTACGTTTTGCCACTGATCTTGGTAGTTCAATAATTCAACCTTCATTTACTTTTAACCCCACTAGTTTTAATAATGTTTCAGCATTGTTTCTTAAATCTGATAACTTCTCAATCTTTTTATCTTCACGCATCTGCGAATTGTGTAAACACGTTATATAGTCGGTTGATAAGCGAAATAAATAATCTGTAACCATATACCACACTGCACCGTTCAGTCGATGACTACCATGAAAATCTTCATATCCACATAACCATTGTCGGCGTGTTTTACTGGAATTGAGGAAGTATTTATCATTTTTGTCTAGGCTAATATTATTTTTTGTATTTGTCATATATCCGATTAAAATCCTTCCATATCCAATAGTCGGCAGTTTTTTCATCCCAACCTAACTCAACCATTTTCTCAAACAATCTATTGCGATAATGTTCATGTAGGCTGTCATGCAAACCATTTATTGTTGCGTTGTCTCCATATAATCTGACACGATGTGCGATTTCACGGTCTACATCTGTTGGATCAAATAACATTGTATTTTTTAATGCTTCTTCTTCTAAGAATGGGATTTTCTTGCGTCTGCATTTTCTGTAATATCTCTGCAAATCACGTAGTTTCCACTCTAAATGCTCTCTTTCTTCTCTATCAATATAGCTTTCTGTTGATATTGAGACCGTAGATCGTGTACCATCGGATCCAGCTACCGCAACTAAATATGGATAATACGGAGCAAGATCGTGTTGATTATTGATTCGTAATGGAACTATATGCTCACCAAGATAAAAATCTGACTTCTGAAGATATTCATCGCTTTTATCGTCATAACAATCTGCGACATCACATTTACCGGAATACATACTCATGATGATTGCTCCTCATCCTTTTTGACAACAGTTCCGATTTTCTCCAAACCTTCCATAAAATCCTCATAAATGCTTCTCCAAAGCTTTGGTCTCCATACTCCAACATCTATTCCGTAATCATCGGTTATGATAGTAAATAATAGATATTCTTCGCTCAAAACAAACTTCACATCTTCTGGAAAATCTTCTAACAGTTCGGTAACTTCAGCCATAATACCCTCCTTATTCTTCTGGAAATAGCCTTGGGATTATCCACTCCCAATCAAACCACCGTATCATATATACTTTTGGACATTTATAGACTCTTGGTAAGTTGAGTTTAATTTTCATCATTATCACCTAATTAAAAAACAAGGCGGGTATGATTATATAGATTAAAAGTCTATTCCATAATTTTGCTGTACCCGCCTTTAAATTAACACGGCACAAAGGGTTAATAATTTCAATATTATTTATCATCCATGATTATTGCTGTATGTGCCGTTATGTCCTATTAAATTAATCCAGAGACGGCTTCTTCAACCGCATCATAACGCGGCGAATTTATAGTCTCCAAAAGGATTTCATATGGGTCAAGCTTGTTACTCATGAACATCTTCATAATCTGAACAGAGAAACCGGAGCAAAGAATAAGACCCATGTCATTCTGCTGCAGAGGAATTGTTTTGTTACCACGATCATTGATGTTCCAGAAGCAAATCTTAGGCATTTTATACCCAGCAGCCTCGAACTCATCAATAATGTCCTCAAACAGAGTTTTGCTAAAATTGAACATTCTGCCGTCAAACTGCATATCTGAGCAGATAACAATCATCCCAGGCATATCATCTTGAGTCATATGATTTGCAACCGCAGTATCAAGAACTAACATCATCGTCTTATAAATGTCAGTGTTTGAACACTCATGGTAACTTGAGATTAGTTCAAGTTTATCGTGAAGATTCTTACACTTAGATACATCAACGATTCTCGGACGACTGCTAAACGTGACGAATTTGTCCTTCCACGCATCGCTATTATGCTCTGCCATATAAACAGTAAGAGCGGTAGCAACATCAAGACATGTTGTGTTACCGGAAATGTTACTGGTCATTGATCCAGATCCATCTCGCACAACAAGTGTGTTCTCAACCGACATATTGGGAAGATTGCCCCACAACTGTTCAAGAGTCTCATCGTACTCTTTGATGCGCGCTCCCCACCAACCGTTGATGTCTCTGTACTTAGCAACGATTTCATGCGGCTGAAGAACTCCTGCGTTAATCTTTGCCTCACCCTTAGAAAGAGAAGCAAGATACTCACGGCGGCGTATTTCATCATTGCGAAGGAACGCATCATTATAGTTGAGATTGGCTTTAGACGGAACTTTCTCATAATCGATCTTGCCCCATTCTTTCGCACTCATCTTAACTTCTACAACATTGAGATAATGGCGGAGCTTCGATAACGTCTTGCGATATTTTTTAGAAGTCCATCCAAAATCTTTGTAAAGCATATACGCATAACGCCGAGTTGTTTTGGACGAAGCATTGATAGACGGCATCCACTTTGCTAGAAGAGATACTGGTTGATCAGCCTTGCGATTTCTTCTATCTTCTTTTAATTTCTTTTTATAATAATCAGAAACATCACTACGAAGGTTTGTATAAAGTAATGGCAACAGTGAATCAAAGCGATTATATTCTGCTACAAAAGGAATGAGTGCTTTCATTGCTTCGGCTTTATGTTCTGCAAGCCATTCGAGTCCGCAACGAAATACCTTGCGCTCTCCAGCACCATGGCGGATATCTCCAACCCAGAATAGGAACTTAACCGCAAGCATTGGATTTTCATAATACACTTTACCAAAATCTCTTCTAATTTCCTCCTCTTCCATCTTACGATAAGAAGACAGTCTGAAATTAAAATCAAGGAGTTCTTTGCCAGTTGTCTCGTATGCTATTGCGCCGTTTTCTGTAAGAGTCTTGCTCTTATCATTTTGTTGTTTCATTGCATCAATAAACATAATTTTATCCTTTCCAAGTCGCATTTATAGATTTCAAGTCTATTTTATTATTTGCTGTAAGCGACTTTAACCAACATTACAAGGCACTATAAAAAACAAATTCCTACTCATCTTGTTAATTTATTTGTTTTTGCTGTAAGTGCCTTTAATCGGAACTGACGGAATCGAACCGCCGTAGTCGGCTACCTTGTTATCAATAAGATTGCTGTGTATGTCTTTAACAAGACACAAATTATAATGCCGATGCCCTACCACTAGGCTAAGTTCCGAAGTTGGTGCCGATGTTTTTTTTGGAGGAGATCATCGACACCTACACCAAGACGAAAAAAGTGAATATGTTACTTCTGATGAACAGAAGGATGGAGAGAGGTTGGATTCGAACCAACGACATGGGGATTACAAGTCCAATATAAAATTGCTGTGTGAGCCTTACCTTTCAAGACTCAAAAATACCTGCTCTACCAATTGAGCTACTCTCTCCGTATTAGCATATTATTGCGAACTTGCCGTATGTCATTATCATTTAATTAAAAAAGTAGAAGTTGATAACTATAAATCGTTTAGACATATAGAATCAATATGTGTATATGGAATACGAATTAATGGGATACTATTGTTAATACACCATTGATTTTTAACTTCGTCATGTCTTTTTGTTTTTTCAAAATTTAGCTATGTATTCCATCCATCTGATTGATAAAAATGTTGAATTCCATCGTATTCTATAATGTATTCATCATTTACATAAAAATCAAATCTTGCTAAATGATTTGTATCAGGATATCTACAATCATCAAAAGTTTTTTCTTTTTCATATTTAATTCCATTGTTATCTAATAAATTAATAATTATTTGTTCTCCGATAGATTTTAAACAACCACAACTTTTTGTATGTCCATTTATTAAATAACTCCCTCTAATAATGGTTAACCTTTTACATTTTAAACATTGACAATTATAATAACTGTGTTTGTTTTTTACATACGCAAAAGATATTACTTTTAGATAGTTATAAATATTTCCTGGTTTTATTTTTTCTTCTGGCCTATTTTTATCCTGTTCTTCTTTTAAATGCGCCTTATTTATAATTGCCTCGTTGTGCCTCTGTAAACATATTTCATCTTTTATGCATCCACATGAGGTGCTTCTTCCACTTGTCAAACTATATCCATCTATTATCTTTTTTGTTTTCTTTTCGCATCCACACTAACATAACCAATTACTTCTACCATTGTTAATTGAATAGTCTCTACTTAAAACTATCCATCTACCAAAAGTTTGATTTGTTAAATCTTTGGCTTTCATATACTACATCTCCATAATATTTTTAATTTATTAGTTAGTGAGGGCTTAATATCACAGACATTATTATCTCAAAGTTTATCTTCCTCGCTCCCCCTCACTGATCTTTTTAATTTGCGAACTTGAGTAAAAAAATCAAAACCCGACTCATTTAATTTCTCCTCTAAGGGATGCGGCGCAATGCCATAACTGCGCAGAACAGCCTTGGTTGGATTCGAACCAACGAAGTGCAGCGGTCAAAGCGCTGTGCCTTAAACCTCTTGGCGACAAGGCTATAAATTGCGAGGAAAGGACTTGAACCTTTACACTCCACCTTATGAGGGTGGCCACCGTCCATCGGGATGCCTCGCCATGTGAACATAGGAATCGAACCTATACCTCTCCGCCGAGTGTGCTGCCCACTACACCAGTTCACGTTTTATCACCATATTCTTCTCTGCTGTCAGCGGTTAGCTACTCCGCCCCTCATCCTCTCACTCTTGCATCCTACCCTTGCAGATATCATTCTGGTGAATATTGGAGCGACCGGATTTGAACCGACGACATCGTGATCCCAAATCACGCATTCTGCCAAACTGAATTACGCTCCAACATAATTAACTACTATATTGACCTTTAATCATTTTTTCATGATCACTGTCAAAAATAGCAAATGGATCCTGTAGGACTCGAACCTACAACTACCCGGTTATGAGCCGGGGTCTCTACCAATTGAGTTAAAGATCCAATTGATTAAATTACTTCCCATTCAGAATCTGAATATCTTTTTATGTGTGTTGATTTGTCTGGTAGATTCATACGTACACACCATTTTCTTATAGCGTTGTCAGATACATTAAACATGTCTGCTATTTGTGTGAATGGCTTATCTCGTATTAATGCTTTTAATTCCTCTCGTGTTGTCCTATCTGGTATATAATTAATAAACTCTTTTTCTTTATTTGCTTTTTTGTTTTTAGTATCAAAGACTATTAATGGTATCTCTTCACCATATTTAATTTCATTAATTCTATGATCAAATTCATAATCAATAGCCATTCTTGTTTTATTGAAATTATTATTTTTGGGCGGAAGAAGCCTCATATTAAGATTTTTAGTATTAAAATCTGTGATTTTAATAATTCCACACCACATATTTTCAATACAATATAAGAAAAAATAATCAACTTCAGATGACGTATATTTTATATTAGTCATTTTAAATGGATTTGTCCTATTTGTATCAAACATCATCGCACCGTTTTTCACCGACTTGGTTGTTTTAACCTGTATCTTATATAATTTATTGTCAAACTCAACAACAAGATCATATGGTACATTGTCAGTAAAAGGTATTGATACGTTAAAACCAGCCTATGTAAATTTAGCTATAGCGTATGCTTCTCCAACATCTCCAATTATATGCGTATTAATATAATCCATATCGCACGCTCCTTTATTCTCCATTACAATTATCAACACCAAATCTCATCTCTTCTGATTACTCAATGCCTAGACACTGTTAGTTGGTCTGCATCGCCATCTACCACATCCACTCCTCATCTTCTAAGATTTGAATTGGTGCTGATTCTTGCCGTATCGACCAGTCTTGTTTTCATCCTCAATAGCCAGAAAATTACAACGCACTGTAATTCAAAACCAATCGACCGAAAGTTAATTGTGCTATTGTCATCGTAATATTTTTCTCTGGTGCGTCAGTCATTAGCGGTGGATGATGATATATCTTTTCACATCATGATGTTCGGTGGCTTCGCCAAAAAAAAGGATAACGGTCTACCACAGGGTGTAATATATGGCCCACATGGGAAATTCAAAACATCATTTTTATCCAAGTCCTATGACGGACTCTTTACCACTTTTGATGCGGGTAAAGGGATTTGCACCCTTACGCACATTGGCATAGCTTTTTAAGAGCTACATGTCTTCTATTCCATCATACCCGCATTTTTTATATTTTTACCAGTATATGTATCTGTTAAAGCATGACAATTAGGACATAATATTTCTATGTTTTCAAATTTATTATTTTCATGATTTCCGTCTTTGTGATGAAGCTCCAATGGTATCGGTTGACCACACCATTCTGTTAAACCACAATGTTCACACTTATATTCTTTATATCCTTCTTTTATTAATCGTATTTTTAATTTATGACTCTAATAATAATTAACACTTCCGTTTAATATATCATCCAATGGAATTTTGTAACCAAGTTTATTATCCCTATGTAGTTCTATTGCCTTTTCTTTGTTGGCTTTATTCCTATTTGAATTTAAAATATCGGTATCT